TATCCAAGTTTTCCGCGATCACAACACCGCCGGCATGCCGCGAGCATGAGCGAACCTGCCCAACAAGACCCTCAACGTGAGCCTTGACTGCTGGGTACTTGTTCAGGTAGCTCTGCAGCGTTGAGGAAAATTCTATAACCTCTTGCCATGTTGGGCTATATATGCCCGCTTTAATGCCATGCTTCTTCTTTGCCTCGGGTGTTGCTTCACGCATCATGACCGAAGTAACGGTATTCACCTCGGTAAAGGGGATCCCATAAAGCTTCGAAATATCCTTAATCAACGAACGCAGCTGTAGGGTGTTCCAGTTTGATATCGGCGCAACGCAGTCCTCTCCCCATGTCGCAACAAGCTTCTCTTTTAGGGCCATGCTGTCAGATACATCGTAGTCAATATCCGGATAGTCTGTTGCATCTGAGCGCAAGAATCTGGAGAATAGTAGTCCGTGCTTTATGGGGTCGACTTGAGTGATATTTAGGGAATATGCTACTAGTGAGCCTGCGGCGGAGCCTCGGCCCGGGCCGGCCAACATCATACTGGAGGCCATGTCCGATATTGACTTCATCGTAAGGAAATACTTAGAGAACCCACGATCATCAATAACATTCAATTCTTGCCTGAGTCGGTCCGTATATTCTTTATTGCCGTGGAGGCCCTTTTCCTTTAGGCCCTCTAATGCGAAATTTACTAACGCCTGTGTTGCTGTAAAGCCCGCGGGTACGACAAATTCCGGCAGACGCACTGTATTGTCTGGCAAGAAGCTGTCGATACGCTCAAAAGCAATGCGGTGTGTTTCCTCAATGCTGCTCAAAACCACGCTATCATCATACTTGAAGCCCGTGGCTTCTGAGTATTGTTTATAGCTTTCCCAGATCTGATCGCCGTTCTTCGGATACAGTTCGTATCCGATCTCTTCAACGCCGGCCGGAAGCTGTGATTCTTCCTCGGCCCATGATGGCCGGCCCTTACCAAGCCAGCCTAGGCGCTTGTAAAGCTCTCTGTCCTTCCAAGCGTCAGGGTTGGGGTAATGGCTGTCGGCTGTCGTAATCAGCCCAACGCCAAACTCTTGAGCAACTTGAATCACATATTGATTAAGTTCGTGCTGCTCTTTGATATTGTTCCATTGTATCTCGGCATACCACCTATCACCAAAAATATCAACCATACGTCGTGTTGACTCACGCATGGCGTCGAGCACTGCTTCGGCGCCCTCTTCTCTGTTTTCCCAATAGTTTCCGGCATACCCCCCGCCGAGACAAGCAGAGGAAGCAATGATACCTTCATTATATTTCTTAAGGAGCGCATAATCGATACGTGGATATCGGTAAAAATTTTCAGCCTTGTACGACTCCGATACTAATTTAAATAGGTTATTGAGTCCTGTTTGATTCTGCGCCAATAACACCAGATGGCGCCGGCGCTTAAGAATTCCTTGAGTTTTCTTGCTATCGCCCTCGTCCTCCACGGTGGCGCCAGATTGCTCGTCCTTCTTGATTGAGCGAGCCGCCTTCTTGTCTTCCATTGCCTTATCGTATGCGGCGCGCCATTCGGAAATTGATGGCGTAAAGTATGCCTCGCAGCCAAAAATCGGCTTAAAGTTCTTGCCCTCTGATTGCATCTTTCTTGCATGCAATACTTGATATGCTAACCCATTCATGTTGCCGTGATCAGTTAGGGCCAAGGCATCACAGCCGTTTTCATATGCAAATTCCATATGATGCTGTGGGTAACCTATTGCATCAAATATCGAACCAGCGACACTATGCGCATGCAGGCCAACAAATGGTATTTTAGAAGTCTTGCGATTGTGATTCATTCTCCCTCCGTTTGTGAATCAACACCGTTTAATTTTTCGAGCAGCGATTCGGTGACTACGTGCTCTTCTTCGCCGCATAACACGATCCAGCGATCATATAAATAATACTCTTTTTCTTCGTGTTTGTCAACCTTTTTTATGAGAATTCCTACTTTTGTTTCCCTGCTGGGTATCACATCGGGAAGGCCGTGTTTGGCCGGCCATCTTACTAGATCCCCTTTGTTAAAATTCTCCATTGGTCTTATTTCTGTTCCTTGGTTTCTTAAAGGCTTCGCTTGGTAAAACAAACTTGTCGTCACTAGCAAGGTACCTCTTATAACTATCCCAAGAATCAATTGCGTGATACCAAGAAAGAGAAATAATTTCACTTTTTTTTGTTGAAAGCTCCTTAAAGACCTCCGCTAAGTCAAAATATCGAGCCGACCATCTATCTTCGATGGGCAGCTTCTTGCTTGGGTATAATTCACCATCTTCTGGCGGATAAAACTGCTTTGTGGTGGTCTTGTTAACATGGTTCCTGCAATTTTTAAAATCATGGCCATCAAAAGTGAACCCTAAATACATGTTATCTTTGATGTTTTTACCCTCGTAAGTGATGAGCACGCCCTTATCTGGGTCGCTTATCTCTGCTCTGTGTTTCCTAACAACGCTCGGATCATACACGCCGTACGGAAAAGTGCAGTAATACTTATGTGGGGTGGCCCAAGTGCTAAGATTATACGAAACCGTATACGCAGTATAGGCCCCGTAGAGGACACTCCAACCTAGGCTGTCTCTTCTATTTCTATCTTTGGGGTGGATAGCCACGTAATAGATTGGTATTTCCTTACGCGATTCGGATGGATATCTGTCATAAGAGCGGCCATAGGTCACCGGATCGTATATCCATTCACCAACTCTATTTTTTATTAGCGGCTGCATGTTGTTGTCTGCCACAATCCATATAGTGTTGCAGCCGGCCATGGCGCACTCGTATACTGCCCTTTCGATGGCTGTATAGCCTTTTTCTATTGGCATCATGCAATCGTGCCAATCAAGATTAAAATCAAACTCGATACCAGTGATGGGTATAATTCCAGCTAGGTGCATAGCTTTTCCAATATGTCTCTTATCCTATCAGAATTTGTAGATAAATTTAAAAGCAGTTCTTCCTCTTTGGCGGTATTCATTTTTATTGTCTCTGTTGCGGCATATACATTATTCAATGTAGAAAACTTTTCTCGGCCGGTGGATGACATTCTGATTGCGTAGTATTTGTTTTTTCCGGTTATAGTATCGATCCCGTTTGAAGCGCCCTTCATGCCATTAAGCTCCATTGTTCTTTGGGTTTTAAATCTGGCATATGTTTCCGAAAAGCCAAACTCATCTATCTGCTTTTGAGTCAAGTATGATATGGCGCAGGCATCTTTTATTCCAGAGTGGACCCTGCGCGACTCATAAAACCAAATTTCTTTAACAAACTCATCCTCTGTTTGAATTAGGTCTATTTTGTGTTTTCCGCCTGAGTGTATCGAAAACCAATCTAAAACAAGGTATTCGGGTTCTGTAATTTTCTGGGCGCGCAGATTTAAGTCCTCGTTAAATATGGTTGCCTTATCAAATGTGATGGCCGCAATTAGCGAAAACTCATTATATGCTTTTAATAGATTGTCGCCCTCAAGCCTCAAGCTCATTGCTGTGCCATTTAAAGGACATAGGCCCGCAAGGTTTAACACAAAGGCTAATTTTTCCCACAAGAGTAATTTCTTTTGGCCCTTATAAACTTCTCCGATCGGTGTTACTATTTTATTTTCTTCGTGAGCAACACCTAGACAGTCAATTATCTTGGGCGCATCAAAATATTCGAATTGGTGTGGATGCAGCGGAGTAGTAAAAAAGACTGGTGCCCCGCGTTTGAAGGCGTACGCCAATGCACCCAGAGAGCTGCCAATAATTATTTCATCATAATGCGCTTTTAATAGCATTTAAAATTACGGCTTCTGATTTTAGACCAGACATCGAGTCAACAACTTCTCCATCTTTAAAGATCAGCAAAGTTGGTACGCCGCGAATATTAAACCGTCTGGCTAGACCAGCGCCCTCATCAATGTTTACCTTGTATACACTGGCGGTTGTGCCGACTTTTTGTGCAACACTTTCAATTATCGGGCTGAGGCGTCTGCAGGGGCCGCACCAGTCGGCGTAAAAATCAACCAGTACGACGCCCTCGGTTGTTTTCTTATCGAATTCTTCAGTCAGTAGCTTTTTAACCATTATTTTACTCCTTTGTTTCTTCCGTAGTTAATGATGCTTTCTATTGCGCGCATAAGCGTCTCATTTTCGTAGCCGCTTACACAAAAATAACCGTCATCTTCGGCATGCTGTATGCTAGCCTCAAAGCTGTTAATCTTAAATTTGTCTAGAAGTTTTAAGATCTGCTGCCCGTTGGACTTTAGATCGAGTTCTATTTCTAAATTTGAAAAATTTAACTTAACGTTTTTTCGCATCAATCTCTCAAAATACCGTAGATATAATTCTCCAGCACAATAGAAAATGTCCGATTATCGTAGTTTAAATCATTGATCATTGAATTTTCAACAATGATTTTATCCCCAGCTACAAGATTCAGCGTGCAATCATTTGCTATAGTATTTACGTTGCATATGACGTACTGGCTCTGTGCTGGGGCGTAGTCTTCCGGAAGCAGTATCTGTCCGGTGTCTTTGGGTTTCTCTTCCTTGACAACCTCTACCCAGACGTGCCTGTTGACGGGCTCAAACATCTCCTATCTCCTTTTCAATAAGTTTTTGTTGCGTGAAGAACTCTTCTTTCGTGAGAAATATATCCCTTCTGAGTCCACAGTTTTTACAATGCATCGTCATGTGTACGTTCTCCCCGGCGGTTGAGCGGATATTTCCCACTGGTCTGTAATAGCACTCATCATTTGTTGCTTTACATCTACGCTTGAAGGAACGCTCATCCATCAAGTGATTGAAATTCATATTAACTCCTAAAAAATTGTGCATGTATCATTTGTACAAAACTTAGATCCTGTGCCGCCTTGGTTTGTGTTGAGTCTCTTAATCGGTTTGATTTTCTTTATCATGCTCTGATACGCCTCTTTATCAATTGACTCATACGGCGCCTGTTCGTAGCCGGTTTCTTCATACTTCAAAAAAGAGACTGCCTTCAATCTAGATTCATACATTTCAAGGGCCTCCTTCAAGGATGAACTCTCGTCTTCTTTAAAGGTAACAGTAACCGAAACTGAATTATCAGCCCAGTAGTACTGATACTGTGCTGCAATTTCCAACTGTTCCCATAGGCTTAGATCTCTTTTACCTTTTATGAAATATGGCTCATGGACTGGAAATTCAACACACATGGTATTTGGCGAGTACTTATCTTCTTCCATATTGTAACCCGATTCTTTCAGGATGTCAAGTAAATCTGAATCTTTTGAGAATCTAATTCGTCTAATATAGTACTCGTCCTCCGGGAAATGGATGCCCGGGGTGGATCCATTCAATAACGAAACGGTGCCAGATGGCTTTATGCTGGTCATTCTGATTGATCGCGGAATGCACAACCAATTGGAATAGTGTTTATCTAATTCACGAATGTGGCCATAGGCCTTGTCGCACCAGTTGTATATCTCGCGGCGGCCGAATTTGTTGAATGCCTGAACGACGCCAGATTGAGAGAGACCAATACGACGATTCTTGAGCATGATTGCGTTGGTTTCAGCCCAATGCGTGTTAATCAATGTAACCGTTTTACCGTAAAGGTAAGCAATCTTTAGTGTTTTAAGATAGTCTTCATAATCATCATGCTTCGCGGGGTAAGTTTCGACCAAGCAACAAAGCTCGGCGTCTTCAAGCTGTTGCTCCACACACGGATTGAAGCCGGCAACGTTTATGTCGTCGTAATTTATACCATCTTTAATCCTTCCGTATTTTCTTGCATTGTCGAGCCAGATATATCCGGGTTCTCCATTTATTTGACTTTGCTGAGCATGCCATTCATAGTCCATTCCTACTTTTGCATGAAAGGAGTTATTTGAACCCCATCGGTGGTGATACAGCTTTTCCTTGTCGTTTTTCATCATCAGATACTGCTCGTCATCGAGTTCTCCAATGGCCAATGCAGCTGATCTCCTAACATTACCCGATACCACGCATCGACCAATAAGGTTCTCTGTGTCTACAATGTCGGTGGAGCTAATTGCCTTTCCAACGCGAGAGTCGTATAGCTGAACCAAGTTTTCGTGCAACTCCTTTAGCGGGCCATGGCCACTTGAAGTGCCCCCAAAACCCTTAATCGGAGCGCCATATGGGCGAATTGCAGAATAGTCAAATTTTGGTACCTTGGTGCCAAAATAATAGCCGTCTAGAAGAATCTTGACTGACTCAACCCAACCCTCTCGGCTATCTGGGACTACGTGTGTTTCGTCTGACCAGTCCGGATTTTTAATTATTACAGAGTCGGCGCCCTTGGTGTCAAAACCGACTCCAATGCCAACCATTAAAGCATCCATTATCCAAGAGAATATATACCCACCCTTAGTAGATAAATCCTTAGTTGAGCGGAAAGCGCAGTTAAATAAACCGGCGCCGGTCTTTTCTTGAATAAATTTCGTACCCATCATCCAAAGGCCGCGCCCGGGCGGGGTCCACTTTAAATTAAAAAGCCGATCGTATGCCTCTTTAGCTGTCCTTTGTGCTTTTGCGTCGTTCCACTCCAAACCAAAAGAAATAACGTGGGTCTTTTGCACATTAAACATGCCCTCAATAACCCGGCGGCATGTTTGATACCACTCTTCAGAGCCCTCCTGTTCGGGGTCAAACTCACTGAGTCTACGGGAGTACGTCCTTTTATATGTGACGTAACCCAGTGGGCCCCATGGCACTTCCTTATCTCTATATTGATCTATAAAACTTTCCGATAAAAAGAATCGGCGTATATTTGAAACATCTCTCATCATATGGCTTTTCTCCTAAATTTTTCATACTTTTTCTTCAACAATTCAGCTTGTTCCTTTGCACTCAAAGGCAGCGGGTTTATAGCATTGCTACTGGGCGCGTGCATTTGAGTATTGTTTTGCAAAACTTTTATACTCACAACACTTGTGTCCATGAATATTGGATACACAATTCCATCAGGACCGTTTCTATTTTTGGCGATAAAAAGCCGGCCAGTGTTGTTGTTTTTGTCTTCAACCGTTCGAGATACGGAGAATATAAAATCCGCTACAAAGCACTTGTTAAAGGCCTCCGATATCGACTCCATTGTGATAACTTCTGCATTTAGCCCCGATCTGTTCGTCTGTGATGCGGTCCAAACGGGCATCTTAAATTCTCCCGCAATCGATCTCAATTCTTCGTAAATCGACTCCAGTTCATTTCTCTTCTCTTTCTTTACAGCGACCGGTCTCAGCAAGTCACCATAATCAACAATGACCATATCCGGCTGGATACCTCGCTTGAGCAACTTTGTCAAATGCGATCTAATTGTATTTGAACTAGCGCTTTTTGTCGGGTATTCTTTGATGATTAGCTTGCCGGGGATTTTCTTTACCTCTTCGTAGATCTCATCCTTGAAAGGGGCAGAATCTCCCAGTGGATAGCCGAAAAGACAACTATCGTATCTGTTGGCGATTACAGTATCCTGTAGTTCTAGGGTATAGTGGATCACGGTTTTACCTTGCTTTAGCGCTTCGGCGCCTAAGTGGACCAGCACCATGCTTTTTCCTGCCCCGGTTGGCGCAATTACCACACCCAACTCATTGCGACCTAATCCACCGCCGCATATTGAATCGATTGAAGGCCAGCCAGTCGTAACCGCGTTTCGTGCTTTTGGTAAAAATCTTTCCTCAAAATCAACAATGTAATCATATCCAAAATCGTTTTCGGAGCCCATCTTCAACGCATCGTTGATCGTCTTAGATATCTCATCAAAAGAGCAAGTTTTTAATAATTCGACGGAGCGCAGCATTGCCTCTTTTAGCGACTGCTTTTTACAAAAATCAAGCGAGGTTTCTTTTATGTACTCACAGTCTTCAAGGGCTGTGATTTGTATTTTTTCAAAATAATCCCCTACCTGCTTTCTTAGGATATCATTCTCATTTTCAAGTTCAGTTTTGAATATGGTATCCATAACCTGAAGAGAGGGGTGCGTCCCATATTTAACTCGATACTGGAGGATCTTCCTCACAAACACACGAAGATAATCCAATTCTAAGAATTTAATATCTAACACTTCGGTAATTTGATCTGCAAACGGACGGTCCTCAAAAATAAGTTGGCAAAGCCCTTCTTGGAAGGCTTTGCCATATTTGCCAAAGTCTACACGCTCGTTCATACGCCCTCACATTGTAATATAGATTATAACATCATCGCTTAATTTGTCAATAGCGGATTCAAGTTTAAATAGTGTTAATTTTTACAATCAGCAACGATGGAATTCATCTTTACCTTCAATTCTGACCAGTCCCATTCGCCAAAACCATCTTCCATCATCATGCGTAAAAACTCTATCCTATTGAATTCACATTCAAATTCGCGTACAACATATTTGATTTTATCTTTTCCTTGATACGATAATTGCGGCAAATAAAGTTGCATCATTTTATAATTATGTTCGATCACATCTTTGCTCTCTGCAATGTTGTGGTAAAATTTTAACTTGCTCTCAAAATCATTGCAATATTCGATGACATCTTCTGGCGTAAAGGAGTCCTCTTCTGCCAAAAATGGCAGTCGCTTCTTTATGCCCGACAAGCCCACGCCACGAACACCGGGCAAGTTGTCAGAAGAATCGCCAGCAATGGCTCTTGCCAGTGCCATGTTGTTTGGATGAATCCCGTAATCCTCAATAACCTTGTTTCTATTAAATATTTCATTTTTTGTTGGCCTATAAAGTATTGTTCTATCATTACATAGTTGGAGAAAATCTCTATCGTTAGATACTATAACCTTCTCCCAATCATGATAATCCGGCAATTGAACTGCGTATGATATTACATCATCAGCCTCAGTTTCAGGAATCAGGACTTGCATGATTGGGAGACAATTAAGATACTCAAACAATCTAGTCTGTTGCCATATCTTATTTTCCAATTCCTCGGCTTCTGTGAGGTTCCTGACCGCCCTATTTAATCTAATGGGGCTACGGCCGGCCTTGTAATTTTTATCCATTATTTTGCGCTTTTTTGAGCCATTTGGGCCATCCCACGCAATTAGAACTCTATCGGGCTTTATCTCCCTAATTAGCTTCTGTAAAATTTTTAAAAACCCCTTAACTCCGCCAATTGGCTGGCCATTGGTGGATAAGCTTGGATCTACGATATATGCGCGCAAATACGCATTTAAGCCATCTATTATTAATAATCTCTTCATTTTGCTGCACTTTGTTGTTTTAGTGTATCGCGATATCCCAATAGTGCCAGTTCCTTGTGTTTGGCCTCGATCATAATATCAAATTCGTTGCCGTAGTCATTAAGAGTGTTGTACACCATATCTGAATGTGCTTGCGGTTTGATTTTGGGATTGTTGTGTTCAAGTGAGCGCGATTCTGCATAGTGTACAACTGGCTTGATATCACCCCACGTGGATAGCGCTAGTTCTAGTGCCTCTTGTTCGGACTGATCACCGGGATGCAACATGTGATGGTGGTAATCAAACACAATAGGTATACCAATACGCTTGTATACTCCGTCATATAATTCCTGAGTACAATACAAAGAGGTCTTGTCGTCATTTTCCACAGTAAGGCGAGAGCGGACTGACTCCGGCAAGCGTTCAAAGTTGCGGCAAAAGTTATCAAGCGCAAAAGGTTTATCACCATATGCGGCGCCGACATGAATATTAAGCTTGGCATACGGTGTGCGAGGCAAACCAATAAGATCAAACAAATCAGCATGCACGGTCAAGTCGGTTTTAGTAAGCTCAAATACGCGCTCTTTTGGTGATGCTAGCTTGTTGAATGGGCCGGGGTGAGAGGTGAGGCGCATGTCATGCTGCCGAGCAAAGTTGCCGGCTGACAGGGCAGCGGCATGAATAGCGCCAAAATTAGGCATGTCCTGTAAATCGTATTCGCTAGCCCATGGAATGATATCTGATGATAGGCGATAAAAATAGATATCGTTCTCTAGATTCCACTCCAAGATTTTGCGCAGATCGCGCAGGTTTTGTAACGCCAATTCAGAAGCATACTCAATGCCGCGATCTTTGAATGTGCGCTTAATCATGCTACGATTAGTTGTGATACGCTGCGATTTAGGCAGCGATGAAAAGCCCATGTTGATACAGGCATAGCCCAAGTGATTCATAAAGCCCTCCTACAAGCTTATATATTATTATAACGCCAACCGGTGGCCCTGTCAAGCACTTTGTGGTGTTTCTTCGGAATTGGCCTTTTCGTCTGGTTCGTAAAAATCAGAAGCACTGCCCTCGCGCCGTTTAAACTTTAATACCACCTCTTCGTCCATAATGTCAAGTATTCGCTGCTTAAAGTTTTCATCACCAAGAATCATCTCTGCCCACTTAGAGGGTTGAAATTTCTTTTCTGTTCCGTCATCCATATGGAGTGTATACCATGCGCCTGCCGAAGTCAGATGCTTGGAGCCCTTGACGGCATCGAACCAGCTTTCTTCATCAAGGATGCGTACATCATCAGACCACATAATGCGGAAATTGCAATTGCGGCCGGCGGTACCAAATCTAGATTTTTCAATCTTCGCCTTAACCTCGGATCCAATCCGAAATCCGTTATCGTCCGTAATAAAGGATGCCTTAGCTTTGCGGCCAGTCAGCCAAACTCTAAGAGAATAAGCATAATGCATCGCTTTTCCGCCGGGAGTCATATATGGCGTCGTCATCGCTTCGATTCTAGCCATTGGGCCTTGTGGGATGTTTGTCTTAAGCTGATTCAAGACCAAAAATGTAGACTGAGTGTCGGCAATTGGTACCGTAAGCTTTGACATGCCCTTGGCTAAAATTCTAGCCTTTACAGCCATTGAAGACTGCGGATTAAAATCGCCTTCAACATCGGAGACACTCGGCGTTAACGCTAGTGAATCCCAGATAAACAGCATTTGATTTTCATTACTTCCGAGCAGGTCTTCAATCGTCTCCAGCACAAACTCGACTGAGACTGCCTGAACATATAGTAGACTATTAAGATCGCAGCCGGCGCGCTCAAGGAAGGCGGGATCAATAGCAGATTCTGAATCAAAGTAAATTATGTCCATACCCATCTGCTGTGCATTGGCTGCAATCTGCGCAGCCATATATGATTTTCCGGTGGCTTCTAGCCCGGCAATCTCTGTTACTTTGCCGACCGGAATTCCGGCGCGTCGGCCGCGGCAGATGATTGAATCAAGCCACCTTGATCCGGTTGGAATCCACTGTTTGACTTCCGTTGGATTCTCGTCTGTAAGATCGTGGGCGACGTTTTGGCCCGCTTTTTTATTGATAAGCTTGCGCATATCGCCAATAGACAGCTTTCCTGCCTTAAGTTTTTTAACTCTTGCCACGTAAACCTCCTAGTTAAAGTGTTAGATAATGTGAGACACCTATTACCCCGTGCCTCCCTGCGGGCCAGCAGTATTAACCGCTCAGCAGTTCGTCAAACGCTGCGTCAACACTACTCTTTTCATTAGCGCTGTACTTGGCAGTCTCGCTTGATCTTGCCTCTGCACCGGAATCGCCAGATAGGAACGCATCTAAAATCTGGTCGATTTCCTCTGGAGAGGAGCGCTTAAACAATCCCATAATATCCGGGATTGTCTCTAGGAGGGCAGGAACGCGCTCTGCATCATCCAGTAGCGGGGAAGACGATCGCTTCATTTTCATACTGGTCTGGGGATAGGCTCCCGGGCGTGTTGGCTTGGAATACGTCACAACAATATCTGTACCCTCTGTGGTGTCCGTAATATCCCCATATTCTGGATCAAGTACGTATCCCAGCAACAGCTCGTAAGCCTTCTTTCCGTATCCATATACCCTTGCAGACTCTTCTTGATCGCGCACAACGACCGGTGAAAAGTATCGCGCCCGGACAAACAGCGACTTAGCGAGCTTCTTGCTCTCATCGTCGTTTTGATCAACGCCTTCGCGCCAAAGTTGCGATGCAAAATCACAGATTGGACAGCGTTCGCCAAAGTTTCGCTTTGGACACAGCAGGCCTCCCTTGTGATCTGGTACGTTGTAGTGAAAATATGCTTCCTTGAAAGGATCGCCATCTTCGGTTGGCAGGATACGGATAACCGTTTCTCCATCATCAGGGCGCCACCATACGTCGTCGCCCTTTTTCTCAAATTCACCCCGAAGGGATGAAAGTTTTTGCTTCATTAGCTCCATGTTAATTGACATTTATTTTCTCCTTTTGTCGTTTTGTGCTCAGTTTTTGCACTATAGTATGTCAAGCAAATATCCTCGACATCTAAAATTATTATAACCTACTTGGCTTGAATTGTCAAGAATTAATTTGGCTGAATAACGTGAGTCAAAAATTCACAGTACGCAATGTCATAGTCATAATTTGTTGCGTACACCGCGTAGGAAACATCAATGTCTCCATTCTCTGATTTCTCTCTCATGCTTTCAATTATTCTTGAATACAATTCGCTGTCCGTTTTTAATCTCTCTTTGTTTATACCAATATAATATCTTTTTTGCGTTACGTTGTCAAGTGGAAAAAACATTTTTTCTTCAAAATTTTCCATAGACAAGTTGCCAAAAGTTTTAATTCGTGATATTTCTGCTGCCTCTTTTATTTTTCCTATTGCCGGCTGATCGTTGTGAAATACATTAATCATGTGCAATGTGGAAACTATTGACTGATTAATTGTGGGCCAGTAATCCATGATTGGAATTTGCCCAATTGTATTTTCATATTCGTAATTATTAATTATGTTAAAGCTTTTGAAAAGGCCCGATCTTGCATATTCTTGCATAATACTATAAGTTGCTTTTGATTGCATTTTTTGCATCGACGTCAACATCGCATCCTCTGGCTTTAGATAAAATACATGAATTTCTTTTTCTCTAAACTGCTGTAGTATCGCCAAAGAGGCGTTAATAGATCTGCCGTCGCCGGCGGCAAAATAATAAACTATATCATCCATGTCCTTACATGCTTTTCGTAGATCCGGGGCGCTTTCTTCGATTTTCTCTGGCGCGATGATATCCGGCACCCAGCGATAGTCATTCTCGCACATTGGGTCAATATCGCCTATTTTATAAATACTGTACTGCGGAAACTGACTGAAGTGTTCGGCTATATTGATTCCTGCCGTGCCGGTACCAATCACGCTAATCATAGATTTAACTCCCTCATGTCTCCAAGATTTTTGCCCACTCGAATGTTTGTTAAAAATTTTCCGAGCTTATTATTTGAAAACATCTCGTTTATTTCTGGCACTAGATGCCTTTCGCTATCTGATAAATCAATTATCAATTCGTCGTGAATCGAAAATGCGATTCTTGACTTCTTATCTTTTAAGTATTTAAATATCTCGATCATGCGCTCGGATATCGTGTCAGCGCATGTGCTCTGTAGACAATAGTTTAGTGCTTTGCCGCGGTCGACCTTTATTTCTCTATCGTATTCTGTTTTCAGTTCGCCTTCGTGCCAGTAACTATCCAAAATCTTATCGCGATCATAGAGGTCAGAGATAATTTCACTGGAATTGGGGTTATACAGCCATGCAAAAAATTTCTTCTTTGCCTCGTCGCGACCGATCTCGTTGTTAAATAGGTTTTTAACATTCCAGTCATGAATATCGTAATCAGGCTGTTCTTCTCCTAACAGCGATAACAGTGTTCTAATTTCAGCCCCATTGTAGTCCAAAGCTAAAAACCACTCATTATGCGGCTGGATAATTGCACGCAGTTCTTTTGGCATCGTCAGAAGCGGAAAAGATCCGGGCTCAGTTGTAAATCTGCCAGTAATTGTGCCAAACATATTTAATCGGCAATACCTATCGTGCTTTTTTAGATTTTGTGCGTATGAGCGCGTCCTTGTAGAAACCAGCAGCTTGCGAATATTAGAAAAATCAATTTTTAACTCTTGGTGCCTTATCTCGTAAACCACCCTAGACAGATCATTCAGAAAATCGTAATTTTTTGGCCTATCAAGCGTTTCTAAAACATGCTCGGTTATATTATTTCTTATTTCAAAGAATTCTTCCAAAAACGAATGAGGTATCAAGTCGTACACGCAATGCTCATTAAGAGATATTTTTGCTATATTGAAGCTTTTCAAATACGCCTCAAATCTACGTTTGGCGGCGCCCCAAGCGTCTTTTAAGTCTTCGGGGCAGACTTCTTCTAATTTATGACCACCACAATAAAGATTTGCATATTCTATCTCATGGCCATCTAGATATCCCGCATATTTCCATGTTTTTGTCAAATTTGTAGGCAAGTTATCAAAATGTAATTTACCATCAGCATATATGCCAACACAATTTGTTTTATCGTCTATTGCTTGAAATAGCAAATTTCCCCCTAATAATCGGTGCGACCGGTAACTTCTAATAAGTCAACGCCAACGTCAGCGCTTTCTATGGTTGTTGCCTCTGTTGTGACGATCTCTCGCTCTGCCGCCTCGTCGCCAAGGGCGTCCACGCGCTCCAAGAATTGATGCATTGAGCCGGTCTCATCTGAGAGATCTGCCATTGTTGTCTCCATAAAAGATAGTATATCACGCATATAATAGCTGTCAAGCATATTTGATAAATTTCTATAAACATGCTCAAATCTGGTTGGGCTAAGTGCACTATCGGACTCTATATTTCGAATTTTAAAATATAACCTAAACCAATACTTCTCCGGATATTTAATCATAACCTCTTCCGTTGATATTGGCTTTGGTACTATTGCCTTGATCATGGTCGTACCATCTTTGCACTCAACAGGCTTTGGCTCGTAAGGAAAGGCCTGAACATAAGAGTTGTAGTATCCAATTATTGTTCTCTTAAACAATTCATAGTCTTCTACTGCGGTCAGGTCATAATATTTACTGAACACTTGATCTGTTTCTGTTATACCATGCTGCTCCATGTATTTCATCATCCCCGGGGAGCCAATATCCGCCTGCAATCTCCACGGCGCATCGAGGTCCACGAAAAAGCCGTGATTTAAGGCGTTGTTCAAATAAAACTCAAAGTTTGGACTCGCGACAAACTTATCATATTTTCCTTGATCGTAATCATATTTAATGTTGGCAATATCGATCATCAGACCACTAGTGTGTTGTGGGCAAAATCTGCTTTTCATAAATCCGGACTTTGTGAATGGAATTCGACCGACCGCATATTCCAATAATTTTTGCAAAAACACTATAAATTCATCAAAGTTCTCGATCCTAGAATTATGCTTGGTTATATGTTGTTTAACCGAATCATAAACCATTCTTCTGTGTTGTTCATACAGCGAATCTGCGCTTATATAGCCCTTATACGCAGTTATTCCGCTCAAGTAATCCTGATCTTCCTTAAGGTTGCCTTTGATGACGTTTTTATTGTGCACATTTAAGAAATCCTCAAAAGCGTCAGCCACAAAATTAATTACCCGAATGGCCTGACCCCCGGATGGTCCTGTGGATATCATTCTCAATGTTTCATCGGGGGTGTCCGTCCTTTCTTTGTTTAAATCCATGGGTAGGTGACTTCTACTTATTCTACCATACATCGTATACTCAAACAAGTTAAATCTTAAGTAATTTGGATATTTTTCTGATAAGTATCGGTTTTCTTCTTCGGTGCGATATTTGAGTCTTTGCACGAACAGTTCTCTGGTGTTCGATAAGCTATTGCTGCCTTTGAACTTTTTTTCGTCGTCTGCCATTTTTTACATCACCCCCTGTTGTACTAACTAGTCCGTGTCTTCGCCCGGGCCGAAGCCCATACTTTGCTTAACAAGATCCCAACGTTCGGATAGTGTGGGATCGCCTTCTTGAGCGACGGTCGTAGAGCTTACGCCAGAACCAACACCCAAGGCGCCCGATAGATCTTCGACTTCCTTGAGCAAGTCCAGGCATGGTGCGTTTGGATCCATGCGCCCGTCGTCTCCGCTGTCTCCAATTTTCGCTCCAGTGCCAACCCATTTTGCTTTTACGATAGTTTCAAAATTTCCCGGTGAAACCGAATTCGATACCTTTATCACCATATAATAGCCCCCCAAACCAAGCTGCCAAGCATAGCTGCCGCCGGTACCATCATCGGAACCTTCTTGTGGACTGCCTAATTCTGTTGCCAAGCCGCGCGGATCAACGTAAATATACATCCCCGGAAATATTGCAGCATTTCCAAACAAAGATATTGTTACGTCATAAGGTTCTCTTAACTGGGATAATCCTTGAAATCCTTCTTGCTCAAATCTGGCTTCTTTTAAGTATGGCTGTTCTGCTTTGTCAAATTTTATATTCTTAATCAACCCAAACATCGAGCCAATTTGATAGTGATATATACCAACGGACGCGTCCTCCAAATAATTGCCAGATCTGCCATAGGGATATGCCCTAGAGGCATAAAAAATCACATATTGAAAGTGTTCTTTTTTTGACGATAGCGCATCCTTCACTTTTGATAGCGCCGGTATTATCGGGCTATGATTGGCGGTATGGTCTTCGAAATATAGTCTTTTCTTTAATTTGCCGTCACTGTCGGCGCGATCCCCTTGTTGCAATTTCATTAAATACTCTAATTTTTCGATGGCGTTACCGCCGGTACCCAGATAGGGGCGACCGGTCAAATAAGCCACCTGTGTGTGGACTCTTTGTTTAGTTGATACGCCAAAGCACTCTTCGGAACCCGCCACTTGTTTCAATAAATTATTCATTAGGTCTTTTATAAAATTAGCCATTAAATACTGGGCTTCGCCGCCCTTGCTGATGATCCTCGACATGAACCATTCAACAAAATACTCCATAGATACCGGTACATCACATATGTTCACCCTAAAGCGTGATTCATCCTTTGGATTTATAAATTCGATATCCCCAACACAAACTCGAAGCCTTTTCCAGCTTTTTCCAAAATCGGCATATTTTTTACCCTCTACAGTGGCATCTGGTGAGAATTGATTTATGCACTCTGATATGTTGCGCATTCCTATGTTTATTAGGTCGCCCAGATAGAAGAACGAGATCAAATAGTCCTCACTAGAGATTACGTTTTTTACCATGTTCGAAAGGTTCTCGGGTAGTTCCTCCATGCTGGCATTGGGTCCAATTTGGCCTATCGTGTCAAATATTGTGGCCATATCCATTTGGCCGGCAACATCAAAAAATTCACCTGAGTGCGCACTTGGGGGGTCTGCCCATGGGCCTTGATTGTTAAAATTCTCAACATCAGTATATGGTAGTGAAATGTGAAATACTTTTTTCCTTTTTACTAATATTCTTATTAACGCACTTAAAGCTTTGGTGCGATCTGTTGCGACCTGTTCACTCATTTCTTTTTTCATGTCATTGATTGCTTTAGAGTCGCAACCCTCGTCCTTGGCTTTTTCTAGCAGATCTGCTCTTTTTTGAATGCCTTGAACTATTTTGGGCGTCCCTAAGACATTGGCATATGGAGTTGAAAATACAGTGTCAGCAAATGCTCGATACGACAGGTTAAACGTCACCCTACCAAGCTCATCAATATCAAATTTATGATTCACGGGAATCAGGCTTATTATAACCGCTGAATTTTCGATGGCTTGCCTGATTGGTTTTGAAAACATTTTCTTTGCCTTGGTTTCTGGCGGTGACCACCCTAAAACCGCCTTAATGTGGTAATTTTCGCCATATGAATCAGCCGAGGGGCTTGTATTCGACTTCTTACTTGGGGTACGTAAAGCCAGATCGATATACCTAAAGGAGTCCTTGTTCTTGGTCGCGGCCGGTGATGCTCTAGTTCTCAGCAGTTCGTTAAAGGAGTCAAAATGCATCACCAAATCGGCTTTAATTGATTTTTTTGCTGTGAAAAAATTGTTGCCGTCGTAAGTCAGCTCAAAACTTTTAAAGCCGGAGCCATAGCCCCTTGAGCGCCGGCTTTTAAACACCCTCATGTCATCAGTGGTGACATTTGTATCAAAAATTATTTCAACATTTCTTTCCGATCCGTCGTCTTCTTTTATAACTTTATAAATTCGAATATAGGGAGTCAAAGAGGACAATTGAGCCGGCGTAATGAAGTTAAAAAATTGAAAGTTGGTGGCTCCAATTAATTTATTGACAATACCAAATGGATCGCCCACCATGGGAATGACTTGATTTATGCCCTTTTCTTCAAAAGGCATGAGTCGACTAGCATCAATTGCGGTACCATCTGGTGCCGTTGTTTGATAGTTGTGCATCCTTTGTGCACTGACGGCAGCAAATCGCTTAATATTCGACATCAAGTAGCACTGGTCCATAAACCTTTGCTTGTTTCCGTAGTCTTCTCCCGCATCAGCGGCATGCTGCATCGCTGCAGCCGTAGCGCCGGCAGCAATGGCCTGTTCGGTGGCGGCGCGCGCGGCTTCTTCGCTTTTGGCAGCTGCCTCATACTCGTCCAACTCGCCTCTCGCGTCCATTACTGCGGCCTGAAGGGGGTTTGTATCCAGTCTTTCCTCGGCGGCCTTGTCGGCCATGGCATCTCGTTGGGCGCCCAGCGAGACTGCGTTATCGCCGGCGTTCATCTGGGTTTGGCCGGCAATGATTTGCTGTTCTATCGCGTCCCTTAGCTTCTTCCGGTCGCCTGATTCAACGAGCGGATCGGTGTCGGGCAATGCATCTAGGCGATTCCTTTCGGCCGCTAGTGCTGCTTTCTTTTCTTGGTATTGAGCGCGCTGTTCGGAGCCGGGCGCGCCGGGAGTTGGGAGCGGATCCACTGTTGTCAGACCATTGGCCTGTGCGGATTCTTCGTATACAGTGCGAGCCTTGGCTTGATTAGCTAGTGCTTCCCGATATTTCGCTTCCGCCTTCCTTCTACGGGCTTCGTTTTCCGTGGCTTTTTGTGTAAATTCTCCAGCGGTTGTGGTGCCGTAGGCTTGGCGGATCTTGCGCTCAGCTTCTGTTCCGGTATACCCGGTAAAAGCGCCTTTTTTCGCCTCTTTGGCTCTTTCCTTCGCTGTTCCGCTTGGTCCATTCGACATGTTAATACCCTATCATGTCATACAGCTTATTTAGCGGCTTCGGTATATAAATCACATCGCCCATTCTTACATGGCTCTCAGTCGGAGCAGTGTTGAACCATGCTATCACCCACCATAACTCTTCATCGCCGTAGTGCTCATATGCGAGTTTGTAGAAACGATCGCCCAGAGACCAAAAATGCGGCACTAGATATAGCGTTGATCTCTCTTCGGGGGTTGGATGCCTAAGCGTTGGAGACGCATAATGTCGGATTCTTTTGACATTGCGCGCATCAAAAAGTTCGCGGAATTGTTCAAAAGCATTAATTACTACTTTTCTATTTCTATATCTCGACATTATAATTTATCCCCCATTAATCGATGTTATACACACCCGCAGCACCTTTAGTCGCTTCGGCCGCTTTAGCATCGGATCCGAATCCTCTTTCATGCTTGCGGGCCTCAAAATAGCCGGAGGATCCGCGAATGGCAGACTTCTCGGCCTCAGTCATCTTAGCTCTTTTGCTCTCGTCGGCAAAGTGTTTGGCGTCCCTTTTCGCCCTCATTCTGCCAAATAAGCCACTGTAGCGCGCTTCGGCATTTAGAAAATCAGCTTCTCTCAGTTCTTGCTCAAATTCTTGCTCTATTTGTTCATTGAGTGCATCTGTTACCGTGCTCATTTGGTTGTTGATTTTTTTCTCGATGTCTGACCGGTCGGTTCCCATGAAGGGCTTCCCTGTATCTCCGGCCGGCATCGAATATGGCCACACTGATTTATCAGCCGGGCAAGGGCCGTGATTTCCTGTATTAACCCACCCGAATTCATTATCGCTATTCCAGCCTAGCGCCTCTTCATGAATAACTCCAAAATCAATCGTCAATTCAATTAATTTTGGAATTGCGGCGCCATCGCCATGAAAAACACCAACCGAGCCGTCTAAATGGTGATCAACTGATACGTTGTTTATTACACCCAGAAGGCCCTTGCCGGCGTCCTTCGTGAAGGTTATCTTTTTTGGGGGAGTGACCGCTACCGTGCTTTTAAGAGATGTATTGCTAGCAAGGTTCATTAACTTCATTCTAACAAGCGGTGACGCCGATATTGTTAACGCATTTCCGCCCGTTTCGTAATTGGGGTATAGGTATCTCAAAAATCTCTGGACTTTTTGAATATTCTCTAGGGCCTCGGAGATAGTAGATGCCGGAATTTTCCAGCCGACCGTTATTGTTCTTGTCGTGCTTTTAAATTGATAAATTGGATCATTCCTGCCGAAAACGTGCTCTGGCGACCAATCACACGAAAACGACTCATCGTATCTGGTAATAAACGCCTTAAAATATGTATCATCGCCGGATGCAACATGCTGAAAACCAATAAGTGAGTGCTTTAAGTTTGCTAAATCGTCCGATGCATCGTGATACACCGCTTGGGTGTACTTTGGCGCTGATGGTCTTTTTGCTTTTGGATCTTGCCTAGGTGATGTTAGGCCCGTTTCAATAAAAACGTTTTCGCCCGTTTCCTGCGCAAATTTATTAGCATTAAAATAATATTCTGATTCATCTCCCATTATAGAGCCCTCCTTTCATATATATATACCTTACCGACAAAATTATAATCCCTCTATTGCTTCCATCATCTGCTCGTAAGTGACAAATTCACCCTTAAGGAATTTAATCAATTGTTGGTTTTCGAGCTTAAGGCTCACATTGACTGCTTGTTTGCCTTTTCGTGGACCGGGGAGAACGCTGCGACCGCCGGCTGGCATGGTGGCGCCGGCGGTGGCGGCAGTCGACGTCGCTCTCATTGCAGTGGTCAATTCAAGTGCTGCTCCCTCTGGTAAGTCCTTCACGGACTGTCCTATCGTCTTAATCGAGTCTGCCACTTTTGATAGGCCTTCGGATTTTCCAGACAGCGTCACTAATCCGGAAATAAGCCCATCCAGTGCTTTTAGTGAGTCCTCCATCGGCGCCATAGCCAAAGACATTGCCAACAATCCTGCAGCCATGACGCCAAATCCAACTCCGGCACCCGGAGCTATGAGCGCAATGCCGGCTGCAACAGTACCCAGCAAGGCCATGGAGATCGCAAACATGGTTAATTGGCCGACAGATGCGGCCTTAAACAACTCTGCAAGCCCGGTGGCTATGGCTTTAATCCCGATGCCGGCCAAAGCAACAGCGGCGCCGAGCATCAGAAAGCCGGCCGCAACGACTATGAGTGCAGCACCAAAAATTACCATAGGCTTTGCAGCAACTGCCAAGACGCTAGCCTTCATTGCCAGCAAAGCGACTGCGCCACCCATAAATATTAATGCGCCGGCAACACCCATAATCTGGGTACCGTCAAGCCCCTTGAAGCTTTCGGCTAAGTTTCCAATTCCCGTTGCGGCAAGATATATCGATGCGCCGACCATAGCCAATCCAAAAGTAAGCTTAAGCAGGCTGGCGCCCAGCGTAGCCATGGCCGGGGCCGCGGCAGTGGCTGCCGGCGTTGCGGCTGTATTTGCGGCAGTCAAGCCGGCTTGGCCGGCTGCTGCGGCGGGCAATGTGGCTGCAAGAGTCGCCACGGATCCTGCCATACCGGCAATTGCGGGCGCCGCTACGCCCATACTGACCGTCGATGCAGCCATTGCTGCAGCAATGGCGGTGAAGGCCAACGCAATGGCGCCTAAGCCTACGACAAGACCAGCGGCCATCATCTTCATCGTTGATGGATCTAGGGTTGCAACCCATTCAGCAAATCCTATCAGCATTGGCTTTATTTTCTTAACTATTTCTGTCATGGCTGGCGCCAAAGCAGCAAACGTTGATTTTAACAAATCCATGAATTCTTGGTTTTTCGCTGCTTCTTCGGCTAGTCTTTCAAAATCGGCGGCGCTTTGATCTGTAGATCCACTTAGGCTATCGAAGTTGCCAGACATCAACAGCGCCAGATCGCCAACGCTTTCAAGACCCAGCGCCTCTTTGTAGGCCAGTTTCTGATAATAGGACATGTTATCAAATGCGAGGCCGGCATTGTCTAATGCGTCTCGAATCATTCCGAATCTTTCGGCTGGATCTGTTGCCATCATTAGGTCCATGGAGTTGACGAAGTCGCCGCCCATTAGCGCATTTAACCGGCCGACTGTTTCGGCCGATTCTTCGAAAGTATCAAATTTATTGGTTAAATTCAGAATCTTCTGCATTTCCATACCGGTTATCTTTGAAACTCTTGCCAGTTCTTTATAGGATCCGGTCAAATCATCCAGTTTGGCCATTTCCGGACCCATTCGCGCCAAGCCGGCCATCATTGTATCCGGCGCAACTCCAATCTGCATAGCATATGCAGTCATATCTCTGGCGTATCCCTCTACTGCATTGCTGGACATGCCCAGCATTTTGGTTGCAATTTGCTGGCTGGCTGCATAATCATCGCCCTTTACACCAAGCTCTGCCAAGACGGTTCCAGTTTCAGCAATGCTTTGGGCGGTCTTGTCGTTTATCATGGTAAAATCGGTAAACCCCCCATAGAGCGCGGTAACTGTGGCGCCCATTCCTTCGGCGGTAAGTCCAAACGCTCTGAGCCTGTTTGTGCTCTCTTGGACCATGTCGTTGTATTTGCCCTGCGCGCCAGTGGCCTTATTGATAGCGGATTGTGCCGCATCCACTGCCATCGTATTTGCCCACAGCATGGCAGTATATGCCATCGCAGCTTCTGCGGCCTTTTCTGCTATGCTAGCCGCCAAGCGGCCAGTTTTGACATATTTTTCGTTGAACGTGCTAAGTATGTCGCCCTGTTTGGCGGCGAAAATAAGATTCTCACCCCATGTAAGATTTAACTCTTGGCTGATGCCCAATAGACCGGCAATAGAGTCTGCCGTCTTGTCACTAGCGTTGGCCATTTGATTGGCCAATTTTTGGCGATGACTGAGCAGCTTAAGTTGCTTTTTTAACTCTTTGGTGCGCGCAATCTCATTTTCGGTTATTATGCCCGTTTTTTCTTGTTCTTTCGCGATCAATTCAATTTGCTTGTTAAGGAGCGCTTCTTCCGTCTGCATCGCCAACACTCTGGCATCAATAGAGCCCTGTATCGCGTTATACTGGCCGACTAGCGCCTGCAGCGCTTCGATTTCCTCTTTTAGATCAGCGTTTAATTCTTTTCGAATTGCAAGCTGTTCTTTTAGCTGTTTTCCGATATCTTCATGTTCGGTCTTTAATTTAGCTAAAAGGGCCTCTTGTTCGGCAGTCCTTTCTCTTACTTTTGCTAAGTCTCTAATCCGCTCGCGACGAAGTTCGCGCGCTTCTTTTAACCTAGCTATTTCTTCTGATGTTGGGTAATCGGCCATTATGGATTAATTCCTATTTAAACGGCCACTTAAGACCCGTCGCTCTTTCGAACTTTTTAACTGCTTGCTTAAGCATCGATGAATTTTGGACCGTCCTTGGATCGTCTAAGCCATATTGCTTATATGCGTCCAAATAGTCTTTTTCGTGCTTAAGCGCCGAAACAAAATTTCTAACTTGTGCCGGATGCCCCTTGACTTTTACAGGAACATTAACATCATCAAACATTCTCTTTAAAATGGATTTTACTGTAAATCCAAACATTCTCAAAAAACTTTCGTTTATTTCTTCTTCTTCGCTCGTTAATTGAGAAAAATCTATAACTATTGGCTGTAATTCGCCGGTCTCCATGTAATATTCCTCCAAAGGACTATAGTAATTAGTACCAAGAAAAAAACCCGGAAGAAATCAATCCCGAGTTTTTGATAATTGATTGGGCATTTGTGGTTGGTTAAAAGGTGACAATGTTTGCGTCGTGCTTCTCTTGCCGCCCTTGGATGCTTTTTCCATGGCATTTTTTTCTTCTTGAAGTTGCTTGACGAGCCTCTTGACAAACCACTTTCTGAGCCCCACAGGGAGGCTGTATGCCTCTGAAAAACTCCAACCGCCTGAATACTTTAAGAAGAAAAACTGCTCATAAATATTTTGCATGTATTCATCTGTCAGGCCAAAAAAAGTCCGCCGTAAGCGGCACCTCCATTTCCTGCGAAAAATCACATTCAGGGCATTGAAAATGTTGCGTTAAATCTACATTTGGTGCTGCTAATTTATAGGCCAGTCTTATATGGCGCGCATCTAAAGAAGGAAGATTGTCGACCAGCATGTTAACAGTTTCAGCAGACCGATCGCCATTCACACCAACGATTATCTTACGCAATTGTCTGGTGACGTTCTTTTCGCCCGATTTACGCTTACGATCCAAGTTGGTGCCCTGCAAAATCTCTCTTTCGTCCGCGCCCGTTAGAAGTTTAAATTCAACATTAACCTTTGACGTGGGCAGGGTGAGTTCAAAAGTCCCGTGCTCTGTCTTTAATATGTCTAACGAAGATATATTTTCGCCTTTGTAGACTTTTGCTTCGTTTAAGTTGAAGGTGTACTTCGCTGTTGTTGCGCATGCCGGGCATGTTACATTTGTTGCGTATTCGCTGCCATAGCCCGAGACTCTTGCTTGGATGACTACTGCGTTTTTATCTCCGACTAAGAGATAGTCGGGATTAATGCGCTTGTCAAGGATCAAGTTTTTAATAACTCTCTCTAGCGCTACCCCTTGCTTTAAAAGAGTCCTAGAAGTTAAAATATCTTCTTCTTTTGCAGTCATATGCCGCACTTCAATATGCTTTTCGCCATGAAGTGGGTGATTTGGGGGATAATACTCCCCACCAGAAGGAAGTTCCACAAATTCAGTTGGAACGGCAAAAGAGAAAGGACTTTCTGCTTCAGCCTGTATTGAAGGAGCGGGGGTGTCGTTGTTGACGTCGTGTGCGCCCATTCGCTCCGGATTATTTCTACTCAAATTTCACCTCTCGATATTGAGTTTTATTCGCCGCTAACGGCGAAGAAAGTTTGTGAACCTGCAGCTGCACCGGTGGAAACAGAACCTTCGGTCTTCTTAGTTTCCAACTTGGCCCAGTCGTATCTAACCTCCATCTCAAGTATCGTTAAATCGTCATTACCATATTCGAGGTCGCCATATTTAACGCTCTTAATCCAAGAGTTCCACAAGGTCCATGTTTCAATGGGCACACCCAGGCCGTCAATTTGAGAAATTACAACATTTCCCAATGCGCCGGCTGCGCCGCCTTTTGAAATCGTTTGCAAGGAGTTTGTATCTGCCGGGGGTGCATAGCCAGATTCTTGGACTAGTGCGCTCAGCGTAGCGGCCATATCTGGATCAACCGGATCAACGAGGGAGATAGTTATCGTTTCCCACTTCACAGAACCGGGATAGTAAAAGGTATGGTTTAAGTAATTGTGCTCGGCTTCCTCGATTGTATAAGCCGGCTTTGTTACGGTTTTTGCATACCATAGGATGGAGCCTCCCGTCTTACTATTGACGCTTGAGAACTCAACTGTAAATCTAAAATTTCTTTTTGGATCTTTGATGGTTGTATCACCAAAATTTTCTGACCAGAATGCCATTTATTTAAAACTCCTTTTGTTCTAATTTAATTAGTGCCAAGGGAATAAATTTACCCCCTTGACTTACTTATTAGTCATCGAATGATGCACCAGTCGAAGCAATAACGAAGTCAATTGCGATGAATTCGATTGCCCGAGTAGGCTTAATCATAATTTTTGCGTACAGAATGTTCTGATCAATCAAATCTGGGGTAGTCGTCGTATCGTCTAGGATAAGTCGATACTCGGAGATTCCGAATCGGGCCTTGGTGTTGGCCAAGAAGGGCTCAACCAGTGCCTTGAAGCGGTTCCACGTAGCTTCCACGTTTTGATCAAACAGGATTCTGTTTGCGAATCTAGAAATCTGCTTCTTGAGATAGATAACGAGCCTGCGGACGTTAATTCTATCTAAAGCGGATTGTCTTTCTTGTAATGTCTTTTGACCGAAGACCACAATACCATTAGATGGGAATGAGGCAATCGGGTTAATGTTTGCTTCATAGAGCGAATCACGATCCTTCGAAGTCAACCTCTCGGAGACTCCCAAGACTCTAATTCCGCCGGCGCCTTGACTTAAGCCGCCTCTATTGAAACCTGCCGGTGCAAACCACAATTCGGATGCAGCCTGTGAGCTAGCAAAGACGCCCAACATCGCGACGGATGGTGGAGACCAAAGCACTCTACCGGTTCTCTCGTCCCTGATTTGCAGCCATGGATAGAATGTGCAACCATAGCTACTATCAACCTGACGGTCTCTGAGGGAAGTGACTGCGGAAGCCACAGTGCCTCTGCGGTTTGCAGCACTCTCTGTGCCTTCTGTTTCCGCGGTGTAGACATTCTCAATGTCGACAACCGCTAAGGCATCTGCTCTATCTTCGCAAGTTCTAATAAGGTGCGTAGTAAGTTCAGATTTTGTCAGTCCCGGAATAGTGGCCAAGTTGTACTCAACAAATTCCGGATCGGCCACAGTATCAATTGCTCTCTTAATGCTGTTGTAAGCATAGTTGTTGAATTGAGTGGAATCCGTACCCATGCCAGAATTTCTGAATGGTTCTCTCTCGGTGATATCCAACCCATCAAAGCCGCCATAGAATGGCGCAGTGAATTGGCGGAATCCTCTCTTAAGCGGACCTTCGTACGTACCGCTTACTGCGGTCAGGGAATTTCCTGCAACTCGGGATCCTGAGACCCAGCAACCATCGTTGACTCCAGAGCCAGAAATATCATCCATTGTAAAGTAGTATGAATATTCTATTTGGTTACTAGTTTCGCTCATGCCGGCGGGTACAATGTTTGGACCATGGAAATCCGGTACACTAGCATCATACACGGTGCTGTCGGGGGTTCTAGTTGTTTGAATTCCGAAGTACGCACTGCGAGGATCCAAGCCGCCGTCTGAACCACTCTTTCTTAATGGTACATAACCATATGATATCGAAGCGGACCATGCGACTGGGCCGCATGCGATGAGGCCCGGGTTGCCGGGGGCGCCCTGTGTTTGGTTTGGTCCGGTTTTAGCGGTAGAATTCAGATGTAGCGCGTTCGCGATACTACTAGTACCTGCAACCATCGGATCTGATGTATCGGCCGTCAGGACCTGATCTTGGCCACTGTTGACGAGAGGCATCGTTCCGGACAAAACTGCCCAATCTTTGTATTTCGGAGGGCCGAAATATCCGAATGGGATTATCGCCGGATCGGTGGATCCATTGTCGGTATCGGCGTCCATGTCCACTCTAATAAATTTAGACATGTTTGGATAATCACCGTATAATCTCAGTCTTCTTTCTTGGGAGTCCCAAGTTGTATACTGGTTACCGATTTTGCGCGCAATGTAGTTTGGCGACGTCGGATCAAGATTACAGTTATCAAATCTCTCAATAACTTGTATTGCATTGTCCGTATCGGCAATGTGGCGCAACACGACCGAGAATGAGCCGTACTGAGAGTTTTTCGTGGTCGACTTCTTGATTCTTTCGATCGATACTTTTAACTTCTTGTGGTGCCATTCGCCATGTTCGCGACTGAGCAGCCGGAAAAGCTTCTGTGCGCCGGCGGCATCAAATGAGCCAGTGTTTGTAGTCAAATCCTGACCAATGAACCATCCGGTTTTTGCATTTGCATAATCTCTCTTTTGGCTCATTGGGCCAAGCGGGGTCGACGCAGTGGTTTGGATGGCGAGAATACAACCATATGAACTACCGGTGATTCCCAATTCGCGGACTCTTCTATCAAACGTCTCACCAAGCCAGTAGACCTTTTGATTGTCAGTGTTGGTGATCGTGGTGTTGGTTAATTGCGGGTTAGTGTTAAACCGCTTGCGAATATATTTCTCGCTGTTGTCGTTAAAGTTGAACAGCGTAACCTCTGTTGGGTCGGTCTGCTCAGTAACACTCTTGATTACTGTTCTAAAAGATTGATATGAACCGCCATCATCGACGCTTTTAACCAAACAGGCAGCCCCTGTGACTGCGACGGAATCGGAGCCTCTCCATGTGCCTGATAGTTCGACACTGTATCCTTTTGTCATATACCATACTGCAGCTAACGTACCCGTAACTGCGGACACCTTTCCTTGAACTCCGACACCGTGAATCGATTCAGATGGGAAGATAAACAAACCATACGCACCACCGTTATCGGTAGTGGTGTTATAAGTTGAATCGGTGCTCCAGCCGGCCTTTCCGGCGGTGGTCGCATCCGTGTGTTGTACACCCAGCAATCTAACGAACGTGCAGGGCCCAACAGCAGATCTCAAATATGCCTGCGCAGCAAAGGGGCCGTAAGTGGGGCCAACATAGTTGCCCTCGCGCGCGACGTCGTCGCCCTTACCTCCCGGAATGGGGTAACCGAAATTATCGATAAATTCCGAAAAAGAATTGACCCTTACTGGTCTTAGGGCCGGTCCTCTCTCTGAGCGGCCTATGATTAGGGGCCCAAGTGGACCTTCCTCGCGGGGGATAAATGAGTTATCGATCTCATTAATAAATACGCCCGGAGAGACAAATTTAAACTTTTTAACTGACATGCTTTAGTTCCTTCCTCTTACTAAATGCGTTTATTGTTACTATCGTACATGTGACGTCGCATCATCTTTAAATAGTATTTCGAAATTGGAAAAGCATAATGTTATTATTTCTTGGTAAAAATCCCATAATCGGTAGGAAAATCCTTCTTTGGGTCCTCTACAGTGTCAATATCACCAGCTATAACCCGTTCTCTGGGTATTCTATACTCTACAATGTTCTCATCAATTCGAACTATGGGTCGGTCTTTGTCCGCACCGTCGCCTATTAGATACCCCAAAACCCTTATAGAAACCTCAGTTGTGAACTTCCTTTCGTCTTCTCCCATGTTTGAAACATTGTTAGTTTGACTAAACGTGCTATCGATAAATGCCTCGTATCTATGGCCGTCGCGATCTAATATAAATGCGTTTATTTGGCCCGGGCGAGTCACAAAAGGGGTTACCAACTCGTTCATTTGGCTTTGATATTCTGTCTGAATAGTGATCTTGTATTCCAAATTAACATAAACCGGGATTGGAATAGAAACAATCTGGATCACCACTTTCGAATTAGGCTGGGGCGTTGGAAAGTATTGCTGGATGCTTCCAGATGTGTTGTTGCTCCAGCGGCCGGCGTCGGAAGAGGCAAAATTCCTTGTTTTATCTTGCTTGATTCTTCTGGCCAAAACAAATCGACCGGAGCGACCATTTCGATCGCGAGAAAACAAGTGCGCTTGAAAGGCACCTTTGCGTTCGGGATCTTTTGTTAGTCCGGTTCGCTCAACTGTGATCATTGGTAGCTTTAAATTGCCTCGATCGTCGCGCAGCTCCTTTTCGTTCTTTATCTGGAACGCGCGTTCGGGGCTAACCCAAACAATTGGAGTTTGAACCATTCCCTTGTTAGTTAAAACTGTAGGTTTCACGTCCGCCTTGAGCCAGCTGAAAAGCGCGGTGTCTATGTTTTCAATTGTTGAGGCCTGCATGCCAATTTCCGACAGTGTGACCGTCCCGGGCACGAAAGGGAGGTCCGCATAATCAAATTTTAGCTTCTGTTTCTTATCAGCCATCGAACAAGCCCTCGCGCGCTCTTACGCAAATTGCAGAAATCTCAAATCTATTCTCAATTTGGCCAAAAAGCTTTTTTGGCTCTTTAAGTGTCACCAATTCGTAAAAAGTATCGCCGTATAGGACAAAATCGCCTTCTCTGATGTAAAGATTTTGGTCTTCTTCTAATCTTCTTTTATGGAAGTGTACTGTTATCCTCGTTTCCTTGTCTAGTCCAATATTGTCAGAATATTTCGTACCATATTCATTCAACTCCACCAACGCATACACTCTAACTGGCGGCAAAAACGTTTTTTCGATTGCTTCGCCATATAATTCATTAAAGTTGGTGTGCTCAATATCGATGGGATAATATAAAACCTGCTGACCGATGACTTTTTCAATTAGCTCATCGTTCACCTGTTTTACTAAATCACGCTCCTTTTTGCCGGTGAATAACGGCGGTGGTGGGGCGTCTGGCTGTTTCCATTTATTTGACATTTAAATATTATCCTACAAATATTGGCAGTGGTGCATTTTTAAGCACCGAGGCTGCAGCATCGGAGGCCTCGCCTTGGGTCTTGGTCAGTTCCGTATAGGTCATCTGATCCAAAATTTCCATGAGCTTATCTCTTAGCTGTTGCTGTTCTTCTTTCGCTTGAGATAGCAACTCGGCATGATTTAACGTTATACTTTCACCAGGGATTGGAATGCTGTTAAACTTGCCTCTAATTTGGCCAAGCATTTCCTTGCACAGCGCAAGGGCATATTTTCTAATCCACTGTTTTCCGATTGAATTAATATTTGCATAAGGTATATTATCAAACGGCAGGGTGTTCATATTATTGACACCGCTGACTCCTGTATGGCGGGATCCGTCATCGTCCCACGCATCGGTCTGAATCATAAACTTAACCCATACACGGCTAGGTTTGGCGAAATTGTCTGGTATTGGGTGTATCCGCAACCGATTATTTATCAATTCATAGGAATAGTGAGAATTTCGTGTATATATCGAATCCTCGTACATTATTGCTTGCATTTTGTTATGCCATGTCGGTATTATTTCAAATGTGGAATCATCAGCGAATTGGCCATAGGTGGAATAGTTTCCAACAACGCCAATGCCCCCGTAATATCCATAAAATCGCCACATAGCTCTTGCAGTCTTATAATAAACTCGGGTGACTAAAACTTTTTTATCTCCAACTTTGCCAGAGAAATCGACCGGATTATCGCCATCATCTTGGCCGGTCGCAGACGCGCTTTGTATTATACTGGTTAAATCATAGTCCTGAATACTCGAAATGGGCTCAAAGGAAGCGGAGTATTCGGTCAAGTGGCCTCCAACGTTGGCCTCGGTTGCAAACCCTTCAGCCATTCTTCTAGCATACCCTAATTCAAATTTGGGATATTTTAAACTTGCACTTATTGGGCCGCTTATTAGCTTTCCTTGATGATCAAACGTTCCTGTTGTATCTCCAAGGGCATTTGCTAATGTATTTTTAGATTGGTGTAAATTGACGATATATGAATATTCTAGTACCGCCTCTTCATAAGCTGAATAGACATTGGCCGTCGTAATTTCGATATCGACCACGTCGCCGCCTAATTTCTTATATGTGTACGCAACTTGTGCCACAGCACCAGTGATGAATTCTGCAGAACCGGTATATACCCCAAAAGGTACGGATGCAGCTACTTGACTAGCACTGCCGGTGGAAGTTAGTACATTTGTGTTGGATTGTGATTTTGGACTTAAAGTTGGTGTTGCCATGCATAGACGCCTCCTGTACTAAGTAGTTTTAAGATGTTTAAAACTGAAAATCTGAAAAAATTGGCGGCGAAAAAAATTAGGAATTTGCACTTTTTCAGGATCGATTTACTTTTGGCAAAGAAAAGGCCCCACCCCATATGAGGTGAGGCCGAAGCATATAACAATTAATTGTTATTAGTCTTCCTTAGTGAGAGTGATTTTATTTTCTGCGGCAGACTTGCCAAAAATATAGAACAATGATCCATTGCAGTGAATATCAACCCAGTCACCCGGTACAGCACCGTTCACAAATGTGATTCTATCCGCATCTGTGTCTGCTGTTAACGTGTGGTTACCACCGTTAGCTGCAGATTCTTCGACGTACCCTGTGATCTTATCTTCCGCGCTAGCGGTGTTAAGGATGCCAGCGTCACCAGTAGCAGTTAAGATAACCTTGATATGCCATCCGGCATCCAATCCAGCAACAGCCGGCAAAGTGATGGTGTTAGCGCTGCTAGCATCCATGAAAATAACCTTACCGGAGTCTGCTGCAGACAAAGTAGTTGCCGTACCCGTAGGTGACGAGTTAGCTTTTTTGTAATGCAGTGTTGACTTAGAAAAATCTACATCTCTCTCTAAATTCTCAAGCAAGGCTTCTAACCTTGCCAATCCTAATCTTTTTCCCATTTATATTACCCTCCAAAGATATTATTAATGTTTTTCAAAAAGGGCGCACACCAAGCCCATGTTTCCATGTACTATAACGTTAGCCCTCTCGATAATAAGTAGGTTTTACCATAGAAAAAGCCCACGCCTTTTTAGAGACGTGGGCTCTTTTTAGCTACTCTAGCTTATTTTAGCTTTCAGAGCCTGCTTCACCCAGCATACCACGGATGATAACCAGACCATACATATCAGGTCGGACCATCTTCTTGGCGTAACGGGTCATAACACCCTTACGCGGCACGAAGTCTTCGGGTCCGAAGATTGTAGGCGTAGTTTGCAGTGGCACATAAGGTGCGTACACATAGCCGCTTTCCAAGAAGCTTCCACCTCTACGACCGACGAGAACAACGTTCCGCAGGAAGTAGGGATCAACGTAAACGTCCCACTTCTTAGAGAGACTACCGGTCTTAACGGCACCGACACTACCAGTATCGCCATCGACAGTCACGTTAGCACGATATCCAGCGGTGAACTCAAGGATTGACGCAACCTCCGGAGAGACAACAATAAAGTTGGCGCCACCACGCAGAGTCTTGCGGTGGATTTGTGCTGACACATCATTAATGGTTTCAACCAAAGTCTCATACCATTCGCTCACGGTGCCTGTGAAGTCGGGTGCAGCCGAAGATGCTCCGATTTCTCTACCAGTATCACGCTCCACGAACAAGCCGGGAGAACGAGCCCAGTGATAGACACTAGCGCGCGCGCCATTGACCAGATCGGCAAGAATCTCACGATCAATCTCAAGAGCAATTTGCTCAGAGAGGATCTGAGTTAACTCAACCTCTGCATCAAGGTTGTGGTAGGCATTAAGATCTTGTCCTAATTCCGGGGTCCACTTAGCCTTGAGCTTCTTAGTCACAGCGGTCACTGCGATGGAATCGACTTTGATATCGATCTCGGGGATACCTTCATCATTTTCCAGTCCCCAAGTACTCGTACCAGCAACTGCACCGACTGCATCAGAAGCACCAGCAGTTGGAGTACCAGTAAAGTCATCAGCCTCTGCGTAAGTCGCTCCCTTCACCTCGCATGCGGAAGAAGACAAGTCGACGAGACTGTGGCTACCTGTACCTTGGACAACAAAAAGGATGTGGTCCTTTTTGGTACCACCCTTGTGGCTGCCGCTCCACTGAGTCAGACGACGGACTTGGCGTGCACCAAGACCAAGGTTACCGAGTGAGGTACCGGCTTCGTCGTTCCCGATAGAGCTTGACAGTTGAATTGACTGCAATGCATCTTTGTTAAGCTGCGGGAAAGAGCCGACAGGCGCCTTTACGATTGCCAACGTTGTTGAACCAGAAGTGAAATCTGGATCGTATCGGACAAGCGCATTAAAGTCTGCCCAAACGGAACCAGAGCCGTCTAATGTTGCAAGCTTGTTGCTTGCCTCATTACCGACATACCACACGCCACCCCAAGTACCGGAGGCAAGAACCTCAAGTGTCTCAGCAGTGGAGAATGCAGATCCAGTTGGAGAAGAATAGCCAGTGTTTAACCCATAGGGTCCACGACTAGCATTCTCTCCGGAAAGGTCCACACCCCCGGTGACTCCGAGACCAACAACGCCACCACCATAGATCGAACCGTTGTCCTGCTGACCAAGACGCGGGTTAGTTCCTTCGGTGAACTGAAAGTCCAAGAAGAAGATCAGACCAGAGGGTAAGCTCATGGGCTGAACAGATACGAGATCGTTGGCGATAAGGCCAGCGAATACTCTACGAACAATTGGGAATGCAACGGCAGCAAAACCCTCAACATCACCACCAGCCATTGTAGAAGCCTCACGAAGTAGTTCCTTCGCTTGGTTCTCCAACAGACGGGCCATGGAGTTGCGGCTGCGCTCGTTGTTTAGTCCCTCAAGAAGACCAGTCTTTTCCCACTTGGAGAGAAGTGCGTGACCTTCCTGCTTAAGATCGCGATTAACAATACCTTCGGTTAACCGCTCAATTATACCAGACATAATATTTAAACCTCCTTAAATGTTTATTTTATTCCAGCTAGTTTTTGCATCCTTGATAATAAAGGATTACTTTCTGTTTTAGGCTCTCTATGAGAACCTTTTAGTACGGCAGACGGTCTAGAGATTGCCTCGCTCAGTGATTTTGGTTTTCTGGGCGCGCCAGAAGAACCCACTGTGCTTTGAAGCGTATCAAAAATGACCTTTGCCTCTTGTGCTGAACCAGCGTTGGATATAGCTTCGACAATCTTTTTCTTTTGCCGCTCATTCAAGGAGGTGCTACTTAACACCCGGTTCGTATAAAGCAGTCTAGCGTTAGAAAGAGTAACTTCATCAAGCTTCTCTTTCAGCGCCAAAACTGCAGATGAAAATTTGTTATTTTGTTCTTTTAAGGCACTATTTTCTTGCTTTAAATCTTCTGCTGCTTTCTTTAAATCTTCAACTTCTTCAGCTACTTCAGTATCTTGTCTCTTTGCAGCTTCAGCTTCTAATTCTGCTTCTATTTTTTCAGGTGGGGTGCCAGCCCAGCCCTGTTTTGTTGGCTCAAGATCGACTCTGAGCCTTTCAAAAACTTTGTTTACCAATTCATCTTCAAAAGAATATTTCTCTTCAATTTCATCAGATTCTTCGGTTTCTTCGTTTATTTCCGTCTCGACGTCTTCGCTTTCAGTAGCTTCTTCGACGTCCTCGGATAATAAATTAATAATGTCTTCTTCGGTAAATTCGAATTCTTGGGATTCTGCAACTTGCTGCAATAAATCCTCTTGAGTTTCCGGGGTGCCCATTTCCGACGTGGAAAGATCGGTGACCGCTTGCGAAAGCGCCGATAGGTCAAGGTCTAGTTCTATTTCCTCGTCCTCGTCGGGGCACGGGCATGCCTTATCGCCCTCTAGCGCCGCTAACGGAGTGTCTGGCGCCACATCTTCTGCTTCCCCGGCGCCATCCATGCCCATATCCATGGCTCCGGCGCCCATATCCATGCCGCCAAGAGGGTCTTCCTCCTGTTCCAGCAATTTATCTAAAGTTTCTTTAACTTCCATAGAATATTTTTCAATAATTGAATTTTCTGCGTTTTTAAGAGCCGCTTCTTTAAGTGCTGCGGCGTCTACTATCGCCTGTTCCAACATCGATGACATATTTTTTTCTCCAAAAGGTAATAATTCAAATATAAATAGTAAGTAACTGGGATAAAAGACGTTTTTAATCAACGGTTCCCAACGAAGCTGTTTAGGCTGCTTTACACTATCTCTATATAATCAGCTTCTGGCTTAAACCACAGCAAAATATCGCCGTCGCCGTTTTTGTCGACACAATGGCCTATAATCCTCACTACCTCGTTGGATCCATCCGGAGCGGTAAAGTCAAATTCTCCGGCGGTGTCATCGCACATGTAGACCGGTGCACCAATCACTGCTGTGCCATCGATCTCTTCGGCATCGATACGTATGAATCCCTCCAAGAGCATACCAACGTCTTTTGGTTTGCCGGCACCAGTACCTAGTGCAATTGCCAATAGTTCTTTTGCGCCGGTTGAGTTGTTGTTGGCTTGAGCCAAAGTCCAACCTCTGTTGCTGTTAAGATAATACAGCTGCCCAGCGGTTGTATTCGTAAGAGAGCCAAATCTGTCTATTTGTAATATTTGGCCACCACCTCTTGCGTGTGCGGCTAATGAGCCTGTGAACGGTTGGCCCTCTCCGGTCGCTCCCTGTATAGACCAGAAATCGTTATAAACACTAAGGCTAGTATAGAATGTCGGTGCATCAGGGCCTGCAAATCCTATCTCAACGCCATTAACACTGCTATCTAAGAAAAAGCAATATGGGAAGAATTCGCCTTCTATTCTAAAATCATTGGCGGTATCTATTCCGCCGTTAAAGTGTGCCGCGCCAGAGCAATTTAAGGGGCCCGTAAACACAGTACCTAGAAAATGGCCGCCGGCGGAAGATGAAAGATTGCCGGCCAAGGTGGTAGCTCCGGACACATTAAGGGTCTTGCTCAGCGTTGCGCCACCGCCCATAATCAAGGCGCCAGCAGAACTACTAATTGCGCCAGAGACCGTCAGTGCGTTACTTATCAGCGAAGAGCCGCCAATAATCAAATTACCGGCAGAGCTACTAATATCGCCAACAATCTCTAATGCACCACTCATTATCGTTATTCCGGCTGAAAAGATCGCATCGCCGCCAATGATCATGCCGGCCGAAGAGCTTATGGTTCCCTTAGCTTCAATCGTACCACTGGTCGCTATCGATGCTGCATTTGTAAATAATGCAGTATTGAATGCATTAATGTTTATAGATCCACTAGTGGATGCGCTCCCCTGCTCTGCCCATGCTAGGGTTCCATTCGTCTGCGAGGTTAAAACATAGTCGTTAGAGTCTGGGAATGCGGTCGGCAGGGTATATGTAGTATCCCCCGCTAGCGAAGCGGGAGACTTTAATCCAACATAGTGAATCCCGTTGTCGCTGTCTTCATGAATTCTTAATTCGCCTGCTAAATCCTCGCCGCGGGTAATGGCGAGCGCCCCAGTCAATTCGACTACGGCGCCCGCCGAGGCGGAAAGTAAAGCTTTTCCAATAATTGCCATAACTATTCCTTTATAATTTAATTAGTTTAAAATTATTTATTTCCTTCCCAACTGTTATCTGGATCCCAATCATCTTCCGGTAACAACTCCATTAATAATTTATAGCGTTGTCCAGTTTTCTGATTACGGATAGTCAGATACTTGTCTTCCTCGATTACAACCCAGTGGCCGCGATCATTCTGTAGGTGTAAGTCGCCTGTATAGATGTTTCGCCATCTTTTGGCTGCCGAACCTAAATCATGTGTATCATCGCCTGCCGGTAAGACATGGTTTCCAAACGTTGTTGTACCAGAGACGCTTAAAACATTGGATATCGTGGTACCACCACCAATAATCAATGCTCCAGCAGAACTGCTGATTGCTCCAGACACCGTAAGGGCTAAGCCGGGATTCGAGAAAACAGATTCTCCACCAACGCTAAGGGGCGCAGAAGCACTAAGCAAACCGCCGACTACGACTGTACCAGAGGCAACAATCGAGGTGGGGTTGATGAAATCCGCAGTACTGAGCACATTAATATTAACGCTTCCGGAAATATTATCTGGTGCGAAAGATGCAGCCGTCAGTGTTCCACTAACATTAACATCTTCAGCAATAACTTTGCCCAAGAACGTTGCACCACCCGAAGATGATATTGTTCCGGACACGGTTAGTGCCGCAGCATTTGAAAGAATCACAGTTTCCGTGAAAGTGGCGCCATATGAAGATGAAAGAGCGCCATGTAAGGTGGTAGATCCAGTAACTGTTGCGCCAGCCTGAATAGATAGCGACTGGCCTTGTACTGCAGCAGCACCAGTAATATTACCGGTAACACTCAAAAGGCCGGCAGAAAAGATATTACCTGAAGCTTCAAGAGTGCTTGCTATGACACCACCTAGAAAGGTGGCAGGAGCAGAGCTGCTGATAGGCGCCGCGTAAACAGACGTACCAGAGACATTAAGTCCATTAGAAAATATCGGGTCGTTGACGTTAATTTTAACGTTACCAGACATCGAAGATGGCGAGAAAGCACCAGCGGTAGTTAATGTACCACTGACGTTAACATCCTCTGCAATGACCTTTCCTAAGAACACTGCACCGCCAGATGAGGATAGAGTACCGGATAATGTTAGTGATTGAGCATTAGAGTAGATACCGCTTCCAGCGATAGCTAATCCAGCCGCACCACTAATTAATCCTGATGATATAATAGCCATTCATAATTCCCTCCTAGAAATTTACTTATTCTATTTCTTGAAGAACAAATTTAAACAGTTTACCTGTCTTATTATTCCTCAAACTTAAGTAGTCTTCTTCCTCAATAATAGTCCAGTCGCCGCGGTCATTTTTCAAATGAAGGTCGCCGGTGTAAAGATTGGCCCATCTCTTAGCTGCAGAGCCTAAATCAGAACTATTATCGGTACCCGGGAGGATATTTCCAGATACTTGAATTGAAGTGCCAGTGTTTGTAAAGTGTGCTGTCGGCAGTACTTTAACCGCCGAGCCGCTGAATGCATGTTTTCCGGTCCAAGCTACGTCATCACTCTCGCTGGTTCCGCTTCCGCCGGAAGATATCGCAGCCCAGCTACCGCCAACATTCTTGAACTGCATGGTGCCGGCGGAAACTCTAATTCCTATACCGTCGCTACCATCAGTTTCTGTGAAGTTTACATATGTGGTGTTTGCACTCGCTGAGAGTCCGATGTTGCCACTTACAGAAAGCAGTGATGTTGGGCTACTGGTTTTAATACCAACTGACCCAGAAGTGGAGATTGTTGGGGTCGTGGCTATGGCCGAACTAAATACGGCCGGCCCACCAATGCTGAGCTTACCCGAACCGGACAAGTCGCTTGTAATTGAAACGCTACCATGGTTAATCAAAGAACCGGTTAGCGTGGCGCCAGCTTGAGATTTTAAGCTGTGGAATGCGCCTTCTCCAGATCCGGATATTGTGCCGGTAATTGTAAGCGAACCAGCGCTCATAATGCTGCTGGAGGCCTGAATCGTATTGGCAATAACCGTGCCTAAGAATACTGCGCCGGCCGAACTGCTAATCGTTCCAGATGACTCAATGGCGGTGGCCGTATTGGTAAAGAGTGCTGTCGACAATACTTTAAAGGCAGAGCCACTGAATGCGTTTTTTCCGGTCCAAGCATTATCATCACTGAGGCCAACACCGCCGCCGCCCCCGGTGCCCATCGCGGTCCAACTTCCACCAACATTTTTGAATTGCATAGTGCCAGCCGAGACTCTAACTCCAATACCATCGCTACCGTCTGTTTCTGTGAAGTTTATATATGTAGTATTCGTACTTGAAGAGACTGCAATGTTCCCGCTCACTGAAAGGGTCGATGTGGGGCTATTTGTCTTGATACCAACCTTACCGCCGTTAGTGCCAGTTGCATATAATGCCGGCGCAGTAACGCCGGCGCCACTAACGTTCAATGTACCGGTAATCTGATGTACGCGCTGTGGCAAGTTGCCAAGAATGGTTGAGCCGCTGGATTGTATCGTTGTGCCACCTTTCGTTAACACAACAGTATCTGCAAATATTGCACCTGCCGAGGAAGATATTTGACCTGCGGAAAGAACGGTGCCGGAGATCGATAAGCTGGGCGCCGTCACGCCGCCTGCATTCGAGAATACAGCAATACCGCCAATCACCATTGGGCCGGATGAAGATATTGTTCCATTGGTGACTGTAAGTGCACCATGGTTAACCAGCGATCCGGTAAGCGTCGTGCCGGCTTGAGATTTCAAACTGTGGAAAGCACCTTCTCCGGATCCAGATATTGTCCCGCTAACCGTCAAGTTACCGGCGGACATAATACTACTTGAAGCCTCTAATGTTTTCGCAATTATGCCGCCCAAGTACGTCCCACCAAACGAAGATGAGACTGCGCCATGTAGCGTGGTGGATCCAGTTATCGTGGCGCCAGCTTGAGATTTCAAGCTATGGAAGGCACCTTCTCCAGATCCAGATATTGTCCCGGTAACCGTCAAGTTGCCGGCGGCCATAATGCTGCTCGAAGCCTCAATCGTTTTGGCGATAATGCCACCCAAGTATGTTCCACCAAATGAAGATGAAACAGCACCGTGTAACGTGGTAGATCCAGTTATTGTGGCGCCGTCTTGAGACTTCAGGCTGTGGAAAGCGCCCTCTCCAGAGCTTGATATTGTGCCGCTAATGGTAAAAGAGCCGGCTGACATAATACTGCTTGATGCCTGAATTGTGTCAGCTATGACTGTACCTAAGAATACGGCGCCGGCTGATGAGCTTATTGTGCCGGCAGTTGTTGTTGTGCCGGAAATATTAACAGTATTACTTAAAGTTGTACCGCCACCAATAATCAATGAACCAAGAGAACTACTAATTGAGCCGGAAGTTATAATTGAATTGGGGTTGGCATTTTGATTATTTGTGAATACCGCAGCACCACCCAGCGTCATGCCAGCCGTGGCGCTTATGTTCGTACTGGTAATAATTACCGTACTCGTTCCGACCGTAAGTGTTCCCGATACATTTGAATCGTTCACAAACATGTCGCCTAAGAATGTGGCACCGCCAGATGATGACAAAGTACCTGACAATAACAAGGAAGTGTCAGGATGCGAGAAGATACCAGTGCCGCCCATAGTTGGGCCAGCGGATGATGATATCAACCCCTTGCTAATCAGAGTGCCAGATAAAAGCAGGGATTCTGGGTTTGAGAAAATACTCGTCCCGCCAATGTTAAGGGGTGCCGAAGATGAAATCAGTGCTTTAGTGATTATTGCGCCACTAACAAAGTTTACCGGACCTGCTAAAATTAATTCTCCGCCGACCGTAACGCCACCACTGGAGCTAATCGCACCAGATGTCTCAATTGATGTGCCCTCTTTGGTAAAATATTGAGTACCGAGGAATTGACCACCCTTGCCTGTATTGCCTAATTCAGATCCTGAAAGGATTCCGCCAACTATTACGTTACCGCTAGCGTGTATCGCATCAGAGACGCCATCTCCAAGGGTGAATATGCCCAAACCACCAACAACAATTCCCTTGGAGGCGCTGATGGCGCCGGAAGCTTGGATTGATGTTCCCGTGTTGGTGAATTGTACGGCGCCGCCCAGATTAGTATTGATGTTATTGGAAAGATCGGCAGAACAAGAAATTATATGCTTGACTATAACAGAGCCTGTCGTCTCGATCGACGTCGGATGGCTAAATTCTGCCGTACCTTTGATGTTTAGGCCCAAAGACGAGGAAACTGCACCACTGACTCTTAGACCTTGCGTACTAGAACTAGGATAACCAATAGAAACAGCCGCCATGTCGGGGCCTGCGCCCTGATGGACTTCGAAAATCGGATCTGTTTTATTGGACTTAACGCTTAAGATTGCGTTGCCGTCGCCAGAAGACGATATTGTAATGTGACCATCGCCAACAGAAGGCAGGATAGTCATAACCTTATCATCATCTACTACAAAATCAAATGAACTGCTTAGTCCCGAGCCCGATAAGCGCAGCTGAACCGGAGCAGAATCCAGTGTGTCGAAAGTTGCACCTTTCGCAACGACCGTCAGAGCAGCTTTTGCATGGCGATTATTTGGACTTGTAGTTGGATTCGTATTTATACCAACCAGCCCCATGTCAGCATTGGCGGTCACAAAGAGTGCCATGCCATTTACATTATGGGCGCCGTCTTGGAAAGCTCCGGAGACTCTTAAACTACCGGTAAACTGATGTACGTCATCAAAGGAGTCGCCAAACTGGCTGGCGCCGGATATATTAAGATGAGTGGTTGAGCGTATTGTTTCGTTTACATTATACGAATAGGCAAAGATGGTGCCTGATACATGCACGTTTCCGCTTACATGTAAATTATGTATATCTGCCGGATCGGCAGTTCCGGTATCCCAAACTAATCTTGGACTACCCGTGATGGTAAAATCACCATCTCTAAATTGTATTGATCCTGTCTCGCCACCGGGGCCTTGTACCAAATTGGTGCCACAATCAATATATGCCCATGAAAAACCCATTTAAATCCTCAACTTACCTTACAAATAATTAGTACCATTATATTATTTACGTTTACTCTGACGTTGTAATCTTTTTAAACGTCTCGCCTCATTTCTCATCCTTTGCAATTCAGCCTTGCGTTTTTTTTCTTTCTTCTTTTCAGAAGGCTTTTTATAATACTTCCTGTCACGCACTTGCTCAATAATTTTTTCTTTTTTTACTTTCTTAATAAATCTTCTAATCAATCTTTCGGCCGGCTCGTTTCTTCTGGCCTTTATGATAATATTGCCACTTTTTCTCATTTCAATTCCTACTTTAACTACTTCATTGACTGCCAAATTTTATTAGCTCCGCCAATAATAGAGCTAATGTCGACACCGGCATCTCTAGCGTTGCCTAAATCGACACTTCCTTGGGGTGTTTGTGCGGCTATTGGCTCGGTCCCTTCGAACAGGTCCACACCATTATATGCATCCCCACCAATAGCATCTAATAAGCCTTTTTTGTACTCGTTAATCTTTTTCTTATTTTCATTAATTTTGTTAAAATCTAATTCCCTTGATTGGGCAGGTTGCTTTGCATGAGCAGAGATGGGGGCATGCTCAACTATTGGCATACCCGCAGTTACTCCTTTGGTAACCTCTTGTACAATATTAGAAAGCAACCCCTCTTCCAAGAGGCTTTCCTTAACGCACTCTTTGACAATTGGCTTAATTAATTCTTTTAATTGTTTTTTGTTCATGAATCATCTCTCGTTATTTTACTCATTATTGCATTAGCCACAGCCGTCAATTGCTTTATGTTGCCGGATAGGACGTCTATTATTTTTCTTGCGCCATGGCTTTGGGGTAATTTGGTATAAGCATTTTTTAATTCCTTTTGGCGCGCTCTCAAAAAATCAGAATCTGCAAATTTAATGATATTGGTGGGATCTCCTTTTGCTTTCTGCTCGTTATAGAACGCTTCGCCCTTAAATGGGCCCAAGAAATTAACAAGCTCCAGTAGATCTCTTTCAAACTGCTGTTCGGTGCCTTTGTGCTTTTGCTTCCATCGATCCCACATCATTCTATAGGCTTCTTTGGTCGAGTCGCCTGTTTTGAAGTTGTTTATATCAAGCTCATATATGTGTTCGGCCTGAACCGCCGTAACTCCGGGAGATGGCGGCATTTGAATCTGTGGTGGTACCCAAGTGTCTTGCTCGGTGCCGCCGGGTTGTCGCCATTTAAGCTTGATTCCATGATGTCTAGCAAGAAAAGCAGCAACTTTTACGGTAATCGCCGTTCTCCTTGATGTGGGCTCTACGCCGGCCGCTTTGAGCGTATCTCCCAAAGAAGAAACATCAAATTGATCTTCTTGCTCGGCCTCGTTCATTAGAGTTTTTAGCTGATTGGATAATTCTGCCCTAACCACCGCCAGTTCTTCTTCGGATGGCTGCAAAGAGCGCAAATACCACTCCACGCCGGCCATTATTTTCTTTGACTTGGGATCTTCGGCTTTTGCCGTTGCCGGGGCGGCGCCTCCTAGGGTGGCAATAGGCGTATCCGCACCTGTTGAGGCCGAATCGGCACCAGAGGGCTGGGCCCCGGGGATCGGCCGGGATTTGCCGGTAGCCCAATTGGCCAGTTTCGTTATAGCCCCTACTTCGTTGATTGTTTTACTCTTTATCGCGGCTATAATTTCTTTCTTTATTACTTCTTTAAATTCATTTGAAGTTGCCGTTTCAGCCATCGGAAAAATCCCTTAGAACATCATTCAAGGCCCTATTAATGCGATCAGATTTTGTAAATATATTCGGCTTTTCTAGATCTTTAGCTTCCTTCATCATATACGCACCGGGAGTCGATGGCTCTGAGACAAAATCAAAGCAAATTAGTTGAAAATCATCTTCTACGATGGTTCCATTTTGGTTTTCACTGACGGATCCCATTCCGCGAGAAGAAATTCCTAGGCTAACTCCGGATTTTACCAATTCTTGCAAAACTTGCCCAGATGGAGTGTTCAACACTTTAACTTTTCCCATGACATCGTTACCGTTCCACCAAATATCTGTCACAAGATGTGAAGCGTTTTTTAAATTTATTACCGAGTCGTCGGGATGATCTAATTCACCCAATGCGCGGCGCTCTTTTACTAGTTTTATGTAATTGTGCACTTCTTTTTCAAGCACAGCATGCGGATAGATGCGCCCATTCCCATTAACAGTGTCTGATTTTTGCATTATTCCAGACAAAATCATACCGCCGCCTGCAACAAACCTTTTTTCTTCCTCAGTTAAAAGATCTTGGCAAACGCCGCCTTCGCATAATTCATAATATTCACGTAAAAGTTTTTTTGACATTTGTTTATTCTCCAAAGTAAAATACGGGCGCAACCCGCGCGAGCTAAGAGCCCTTACAACAATGGCGAACTGGTTGTAGCATCCACTTATTTGTCCAGATGTTGTTCATTGTTACTAACTCCTATTTGAATTCCATTGTCACAGAATAGAACATTTAAAATATATGATGTTCCAGAACTAACACAGCCTAATATAAAGCAATTAATCAATGTAGGTTCAAACGTAAATAGTTGCGTGGTACGGTTAATTCCGCATAAAAACACACCAACCCAAAATCCCATGCACATTGGGCAGTGGAATAATTCACCAAATCCGTTTAACCAATTCTTTGATGGTCTAATTTTATTAAATATTGTTCCGTAAACTAGAATCTGTGTAAGCCCATAAGCGGCAAGAATAAACCACAATAGATCAGCTATATATACCATTCATGCTCCGCTTATTTGGGTGAGATCGAGGGCCCACCACCAGCGCCTGTGCCGGGATCACCACCACCGCCGGCGGCTGGACCGGGCTCTGGGGCCTCTGCAGTCTCTGGTGTGGATATTGTGACGCCCATCTTCTCCAGCTGCTGCAGCAGAAGCTCCACCAGTCGACGGGTACGGCCGATTGCAATATTTCCTTGTGCAGCGGCATCGCGGAGGGCTTGCTCTACTGTATCGAGCATGCTTCTTTCTGTTTTCGAGACTCCTGATGTGCTGCCCCGGGCGCGCGCCATGGTCTGCTTGCGAAGGTCACTTGCAGAAACGTCGGCTCCGTCTAGTTCCTTAAGGGAATCAAGCTCTTCTTTGATCAAGGCCCTTAATTTATCTTTAGTGATTTTCATTTTTATTTTTCCTTGTTTGATGTAATTTTAATTACGATTTTATTTTTTTGTTCTTGCAGTTCAGGCGCTGAGCGTGGTAGCTCTGCCTGCAATGCGCCTTTCTTAAATTGATTCATAAGTTTTTGTTCGATTGCTTCGGCCTGCCCCAAGAGATCTTTAAAGCGCGCCTCGATATCATTTTGAATTGATAAAAACTTTTTCTTATCTGATGGCGAGATCTGGGCGTAGAATTCCTCAGACGACACGGATACCTGACTAGCCTCTTCTTTCATTTGGGCTCTAAAAGCCTTGGTACTCCGAGAATCGCCGGATCTGTCGTCTGGATCGTAGGTGCCTGCCATGCGCGCAAGTTTCCTAAATGCGCTCTGGCGCATGTCGTCTATTTCTTCATCAATAAATCGTCTGACACTTTCTGCTTTGGCGACAGTGCCCTGAGTTGCCTTGCCGGCATCCATGATTGCGGTTAGCGCTGCCAATACATCTACAGTCTCTGCCAAATATACCATTGCATTTGCGATACTGCCTTCGACTCCACTAGAATATACATCGCTTAAATTAATATCATCCGCCCTAGTCTGACCAAAAACCTTAGCCTGAGAGCGGCCTGGCTCCAGATTAAGCGGGCCGGCTTTGCGCTCCATGCCGAGCTTTTCCCCGTAACGATTCCATTCGGCATCGGGGGCAGATAGGAGCTTCCATATGTGAATGCGACCGCCGCGTTCATCCTGAATATATGAATCAAAACTCCAGTTGCCCTTATTGCTAGCTGTTGCTTTCGCTGCGGCCATTCCATCTTGCGCAATTACAGGTTTGATTTTGCTCCAAAATTGGGGAGTATCCCCGAGACTGGATGCGAGACCTTTAAACTGTCGATATTTTGCATTAAAAAATTTACCGACACTCTTAATGATGTCTCCCAATCCTTCATCAAGTGATTGAATTTCGTTTTGTATCTCTTCGTTGATGATTTGTTTTAGCTGTGCTTGGCTGTATTTCATTTTATTTTCCTTTAGGCAACCCATTCATACATAGTATGGCAACTAAGCCGGGGGCATTATCTTTTACGTAAACACCAGAAAATAGAGTATCGGTCCTTCCGCCAACATAAGAAATAGCTGCATCTAAATGCTTGCTGATTTCTGGATCAGAGGCCATCGCTGGACTGACAACCAAGAGTAGTGAGCCGGTCTTTGGTCGACCAGTTGGCTGCGGGCACGGTGAACGCTTTAGACAATTCTGCAGAATCGTTGAACCTAAGTTTGGATTTGCAGGATCTGTTATCATTGTTGAGCCAATAAACATTCTACCGTCTGTGTTTAAGCATCTTTCTAAATCCTTTGAATCAAAAGATTGAATTGGTGATTTTTCCGCGGATAATTTTAATACTTGTGTGAACAGCTTCGCAAATGCCGTGTTGGCAAATGGGAACATTCCAAGCATTCCTACTTTACCGCGTAACAATTTAACTTGTTTTTCGTTATCAATTAAAATATGTGAGTGTTTTGAAACGTCATTTACAAGAGACAAGGCATTTTTGCTGATTGTCGGGTTTAAGCACTCTTGTGCAGTTGGCCATGAGGCAACATAAATTATATTCCCTCCCGCCTGCACGGATTTTAGATAACGAGTAAATACTTCATGTAAAGCTTCAGCGGCACTTCCAGTGCCACCACCTCCGCCGGCTAGCACAATAAGCCAGTCGACTTTGCCAAGCTTTGTTCTTAGCGCATCTTCGACAACTGCACTATTTGCATCGAGTACAGATTTGCCAAGATTAACATCTTTACCGATTCCATCGGCGTCTGGGATAAGCACCACATGTGCGTCATCCACATCGTCTGGGATGTCTTTCGGTGTTGTGTTTATTAGTAATGTCTTGTTGTATCCTATATCCAAGAAGGCCTTTGCCATCTTGCCACCACCGCCACCAACACCAATGATAGCGCAATTGAGAGAAGACACTATTTCATTTTCCGGAAGTTGATCTTCGTGATTAACTTCCTCTTCTTCTCCGTAATGGTCTACAAAATCAAAATCATCCATGCTCATAATTAGTTTCTCCTATGCTCCTAGAAATTCGCGGTGCATTACTCTGTTAGACCAGAGCCGGTTATTGCACCCATCATGTTGGCTGGAATATTTGTTAATTCCGCGAATACTTTATATGCGCCAGATGTTCCGGCATCGCCGGCACAGCTGATATAAATTTCAGTACATTTGACATTCATCGTAATTGAGCCAGTCGAGGGGGATGCTGCCAGTCCGCCGGTTATTTCCAGAAAATGAAGCTGATCTACAACATTCGCTGAGCCCGGGTAGTCTCTTGCATCCCGGCCGTTGTAGCCAGCGGCGCCGGCAATTGCCACCGAGCTAGTTGTGTTAAAGTGCACACGCAGGGTTTGCGTACCGTGATTGTAAACAGTTACGGCTTTTGTAACATTTGGGAATGATACTCTATCTTCTTGGCCCCGTCCCAGTGCGGAGCCGGTTATAAACGGCCTTCCTGCTATTTGATATGAGCCCACATTATGTGGACCGGGGGGTAATTTCCACGAATTTGATGGCATTAATTAATCTCCTAATTCTTCTTTAAATAGTTTAAACTATCATTAAATCGTATATAAATAACTTAATGAATACGGATCACGAATGTAACCCTTTCGCATCGAGCCCTGTTCTGCCGAGTGTGGAACATCTCCTAAATCTGTGCTGTCGGTGTCACTAGGATCTGTGAGGGCGTCTTCCTCGTCTCCAATCATTGCATCGACAAATTCAAAATATGGTCTCTCTTCATCAATAAACTTAGATATATTTAATAACGTTACTTTGGCGGCGCTTAAGTTTTCATCCGCCGATTCCTGTATTACAGCCTCCATGGAGCCGTATACATTTCCTGCTTGCACGGTCTCTGGCTTGATTATTCCCTTCTTCCGAAGGAACGTAAACAATCTATTCTGCGCTCCATAGACTGTATCTGATATGTTTTCTTTTGCAAAGGTTACAACCTTGTTGGTGCCGGGGCTTAAAATAATATCAATATCGCCATGATCAAAAATCATGAGGTCTCCATTGAGAGATTTGCGTATATTAAGCTCTAGTCTGATTAAATTAGCTCTAGGCTTCTTGGTTTGTTTTCCAATTACAACTTCGACCGACATTACTGATGTATCTCCTGAACTAAATTCTGAATCTTCAGCAGCTGTCTTACCATGCTCTCGTCGATCTTCTTATTGGCATATGAGTCGACTTCGGACATAATCTTATTGATCTTTGCTACCATTTCATCGTCTCTAGACACGTCGTCCAATTTAAGCGATTCTGCTAATTTGTCCTTAAGCCTTCCGATCTCTTCGTTTAAGAACATTTTTAATTGAATGCCATTATCAGCAAACGAGGTGATGTAGTGGTTTAGCAGCTGCTTTTGCTCGCTTATTAGAGTGTCAGAATACTTTTCGTTGAATTTTACAATAAAGGAGTTTAATACTATATTGTCAATCGGCTTTAATTCTTTATCCTGCCTACTGTGGCCTTGCGACATATAGTCAACAATCTCATTCTCTAATATGACCGCACTCTTGGGACTTAATTTATCACTAAATATTTGTGAAATAGATGCTAGTGTCTTGTAATTTGGAATGAAATTATTATAAACACGCGGAGATAATTCCTTGTTAATATCGTTTATTAACTCTGTTTGATTTTGAAATATATTCTCTCCGCCAATTAATCTACGTTGAAGTTTAGCCTCTTTTATTACCTTCTCGCAAAAAGCACGATCTAAATCTGTACTTTCATATAGGCTGCGATATAATTCTAGTTCCCTTTTCAATATTGAATCTTTCGAAAAATGTCTCTTTAAGATCTTAATAGTTTTTTGCTTTTGCTGATTGTTGCCATCAACAACGCTCTTGGTCACCTCTTTGACTAAGGATTCATAAAGAAATGCTGTGTTTCTTTTTTTATTATGTTTGGTCTTCATCTTTTTCTAACTCCAACGGAATGTTTTTTTGCTCCAATAGCTGGATCAAATCCCTAACTTCATGATTGATTTCAAACAGACGCTGCTCTTCATCATCACTATAACTAGGTTCTAAATCTTCATAAATGCCGCCGCGGGCAAGAGTTCTCAATTCTGTTGCTCCTAAATTGTTGGTCCTGTAGGTATTAGTCTCCGGACTGGCTGATCTCATGGCGCTTCTTTGGCGGGCGGCCATGTCTGATTTGGGGTCGGCTTCGGGTTTATATTTGCTTGTCCCATGCGAGCCTTTGTATACTCTGGTCTTTCTTTTTTCCTTCGGGGCTAAGCGCCTTGATGGTCGATTAGCCGGCGGAGGCTCAGCTTCATCCGGACTAGTCAACAACATTGAGTCATCTTCAGCAGCAGGTTCCTCGGCGCCAAGTTCTTCTTCGCCACCCAAGGCATCATCGCCTAAATCTTCGCCGGCGCCAGTAAGTCCGCCAAGTTCACCGCCTAGTGCGCCCTCGCCACCCATTGCTCCAGCTTCCGCAACCGCCTGCAGAGCGGCATCTTGTTTGCGATCAAAGAACAACTCTCTTTGGTTGCGTAAAAATTCTTCTTCAGACATGTTGAACAAGTATTGTGCAACCCATCTTCTGGAAAAGTATCCTTCAGTTGCTGCCGATGCCACGTCAAACTTAGTTCTCCAGTGTTCTAATTCTTGCAGTTCTGCTATCTTGGAGGGGTTGTTCAGAGACAGATTAAAGCTCAACAGATCGTCACCCCTAAAGCCAAGTGTGTAAAGATGCACAATTCCAATCTTTTCTAATTCTGAGATTATAACTCTCTGCAGCCTTTGAATGGTTCTGGCAAACCTAATATCCTTTTGTGCTAGTGTGGTTTTGTCTTCGTCGGCGCCTTCGCCTCGGGATAGATACGACTGAGGAATCTTGAGCGCGGAGAACAACTTATCTCTTAGGTATTTAATATCGTCGATTTCAGTGTTGTTGGAGCCGCCGGGCAGAGTTGTAATATCGGAACTTGAGCCGGCGCGAACTGGAATAAAGTAATCTTCTTCGATACTTAGCGGGTTATATCTAAGATCTACCCGGCCAGTATCGGGATCAACAACTTGATGTCTTTTCATTTGCGATACAATCTTTTGCATATACTGCTCCACATCCTGTGGCGGAATGCTGCCCACATCAATCTTAAACACTCTTCTTTCTGGGGAGCGGATAACTCGATATGCCATCATAGCATCTTCCATCAACACTAATTGTCTCCAGATGCGGCGCGCAGGCTCCAATATGGAAGTGCCGTATGGTGCGTACTTATCATTTCCTAAAATACGAAAATGCGCAACCTGCCAGTTCTCAAATGTCATGCCGGCAGTGTTCCATTGAAACTGTACGTAGTTGGGGTTTGTGGCGTCAAGGCCCTCTAGTCTCTCAATCTCATGCGTTGGCAGAGATATGGCTGATTTGACCCCAAACTTTTCATCGATATCCAAATACAAAAAGAAATCTCCATATTTACACATCGTACGACACCAGCCAAAAAGATTATAATTAATATTCATTATGCTATCGTACAACACATGCAATACTGCCTTTATCTCTTCGTTGGGACAGTTAATCTTAAGCATCGGCTGAAGATCTGAGTGGGTTGTCATCTCGTCTGCGTATATGTCCATTGTTGATGCAATCTCTGGCATGTATTCCATTTGATCGAAGTCGACGTATCTTTCGCTTCTTCTCTGGTTTGCAATTGCATTAACGGCAACGGTGTCTAGTGGATTATATGTGCTTCTCTTAAACTGTTGCCCGCTAGCTGATCTAAAGCGCGCCGAATACTTATCTAGATGCTGTCTCCTGATGCGGCGACCGGTCTGGGAGCGGTAGTTGATTATCGGACCAGAAAATATTCTTGTTAATCTTTTAAATAATTCTGATTGGGGGTTTCTTGGGTTTTCAGTTTTTGCCATAATTTATCTCACTTAATTAGCCACATTAATTGTTCATATTGTTTTTTAGACTCGTTTATTTTATCAGCATTTTTATTGTTTTTATAGTTTTTCATACCCTTAATTGTTGTATCAAAGCTTGTTCTGGTGTAAACAATTGAATCTAGAAAGGCCTTTTTGTAGTTTAAGTCTCTTTGGTTTACTTGTAGGGCGGTATCGCGAACCCAACACGCAATTGCCAAGGACATGATTAGATCATCATTATATCCCCGCATTGCTTGAGGTTTTCCATTGTGCCAAATAAAAGTTTTCATTTCATTAAGTAAACGATGAGAGTGTATGGTAATTAGTTGATTTCTGATGAATTCTTCTAATTTTGCAACAATAAGAGGTCTTGTCTTAGAAGTGGTGGAGAATCCGGGCACTGCGTTTGAGCGAGCCTCCGCCTGAAGCTGATCGACATACTCATGAGTGGCCTTAATAGAGTAGTAAATATTTGGATATTCAAATTCGATTAATTTTTCTAATACCGAATATCCAATGCTGTTATTTTCCACTATCATGAGACAATTACCAAACTCTCGGCCAACTTGATTCAACATGTTGGCATACAAATCTGGTGCCGGCTTCCCTTGATATTCGCCTACGATACTGAGTGTTTCTAATTTGATAATATGGAACACCGAGTAATCGGCTCCGTCGCCGCGGGCGACATCGGCAACCAATATATAATTACAAGAAGCGTCGTACTCTTCCCAGATCCAAAAATTTCTATCAAATCCAGTTTTGTATTTTGGCTCTACAATGCCCATTGAAAGCTTTTCCAAATCCTCTGGATCAATAACCGTTTCTCCTGATGTATTGAAGTTGCACTCTAACTCTTGCGCAATTTGCCTCTTGGACATGTTTGCGGTTTCTTTGCTAAACCAATCTTTGTCGCGATCTGGGTGTACGTCCCACGGCAATATTGTAGGGTAAAAATTGTTTGTTTTTGCTTCCGCTTCGGTATAAATCTTGTGAAACCAATTACCTACGCCATTTGGGGTAGAGAGCGCGATGCAGCGGCCGCCAGTCGAGAGTGTAGGATACAGGCCGGTCCACAGCTCATCAAGATTTTCAATGTGTGCAGCCTCATCAAGCACCAACAAAGAAAGAGATTCAGAACGACCAGCATCTCCCGAAGTCGATGAGGCCTTTATAAATGATCCATTTGATAACTCAAATGACGTCCTGTTATCAACCGATATGTCTGCTATCTTGATGAAATCCGGCAAGTTTTTCATTATGTTTTTAACTTTTTTAACTAGGTTGGCTGCGGTGCCGAATTTTGTTGCCATGACTAATACGTTCTTATCGCGATGAAACAGCATCAACCAAACAATATAACCCGCCGATATGGTAGATATACCTAACTGGCGGGCTTTTAGGATTACATTAAACCTGTAATCATTGAAGTCTTGTACTAACTGATCTTGAAAGTCGTACAATCTAAAAGGAATTAAACCGTGAAGTGGGTGAGAGATTCTTGCGTAATTGTTTAAAAAATACGTAGGATCCTTGCCGCATTTGACAATCTCCTTTACCATTTCCTTTTTTGTTAGTTGAAAACTCATACATTTTTATTAATACAGTTCAGTCAGGTGGGTGTATCTTCTTTTAAACTCTCGTCGGCGCGACCCATGGGATCTCCCGTATCCAAGCCATCCAGCACATTAGCGACAATATCAAAAGCGTCCTGCAGGTGGGGGTACTCCCCAAGAACGTCCTCAAGTGCGTGATACGCTGTCGTTAGTTTTTCATAACTATCAGGCTCTTCTTCTGCTGCAGTGCTATGTGGCGGCGGGTGGTCGCCGGCGAAGATGTCAAACATCTCATCACTGTGATAGTCGTCGTGCTCGGCCAGAATTTCTGCAATTGCAGTGCGCAATTCTTCATACATGCCCACCTTAGACAAACGTTTCTGCCACTTGGTTGCCGCAGCAGGGGTCGCTTTGGATCTTCTATATTTGCTGGAGGAACGCCAGCTTGGTCCGCTTCCGCCGAGGGTACTTCTTATGATGTTATCTTTATTATCAAGCACTGCGTATCCAGATGGTACCTTGTGACCAAGACCAGTAATGGCCAATAGTCCTTCGCGACCAAAAGAGTTCTTAATCATCTGCGCTTCCTTGGTGGCAGCAGCTGAGTCGGCTTGATCGTATAACCCTTTTTCTAAATCACTAAATGCGCGGTAAAACAAGTCGTAAAATTCCAGCCACGCTTCAACTGAGCCGCGGCCTCCGCTTAATTGCTTGACTTCTTGCTCGGCCTCTTTGCCTCTTTTGGGCTCCATCGCCGCAAGACCTCTTTTAGATTGGTATGTGATTGGTCCAAATTTCTTTTCGCGAGTACCTTCGTATGTCTGAATATCATCTAATGCTCTCACCATATTTCTATTAAAATTACCGAGCCACCTATCAAGTCTTTCTCCCTTGAGTAGTTTGCTTTTTTGCATGCCGGTGTGTATTAATCTGCGAATCATCACCATGTCGTGATAATCCTCTATGGCCGAATCGCCTTGGCCGGTTTTTGGATATGTATAGTCTTCTGCTTCTTGTTTTAATTGATCGCCAATGATGGCTTTCAATTCAGCTAAGGTAATTTTCATTGTTATTTTTTCCTAGTGTCGTTGTCTGGGCGCTTACCTAAAAATCCACCTTGATCAAGAAAGCTCTTGTAGCCGGCTTCTAGTGAATTCTCGCTGTCTTCTCCGATCTTTGCAACCTCATCTAAGCCGCCGATCTTGTAATATTTATAAGCCTGAACCCAAGAGCGGACTCTGGACATGCTTTGAACCAGTACATCTACTTCGCCTTCGGCTGTTAGAGTAACTGAATCGCCGGTAATCTTTTTATATTCTTTCTTCAAAAAGCTGGCGACATCATTTATTCTGCTTTCTATCTCCGACTCAAATCCGGTACCGTGTACCTCTTTCAATTGAATCTCAGAGTGATAATGAATGCACAAAAGCGGTCCATGGAACCTAACTCCAAAACCATCCATTACTCGCTTATCAAGCAAGGGCTCTCCCTCTTCTCTCATTAAACCAACTTTAATTGGTTCGCCATTCTCGTCGAGGGCTCCGTCATATGCATTAGCTGCTGCTTGCGATATCCCCTGTACTACGTCTATTATAGAAGCCATTATTTGCTTTCTCCCTTTTCTTCTTTAATTAGCTTGCGAATATCTTTATCCTGCAAGCGCACTAATTGTTCTCTAATTAGTTTACGAATCTGTCTTAATGTTACCTTCATTTGGGCGCCATCCTCCAAGCCATCTTTCTTCCCTGTGTTCTACCCACTTTATGTAGCAATCGTTGCAACAGTCATATTTGGCCATCGCAATATCGTCTCCTACTTTACGCGTATACTTATTACAAACAGGGCAAGAGCCAATAGGCTCTTTATTAAGTAGTTTTTTAGAAACTAAAACACCATTAACTAACACTTTCTCAGAAGCCTCTTGGGTGCGGCGTTCTTTTTGTGCTAATTCTTTTAATTGTTTTAAATATTCTTTTTCTTTTTCTTCATCCCAATTCGCTCTTGGGTTTTGAATTGCCTCTTTGCCATATTTCTTTGCAATTGCCCTCTCTATGGCGGCGATGCGGTTTAAATCTTTTTCATTTTTCATTGAAAGCCTTATAAGCCCCATAACTGGCTGCAGTACCAACAATAATACCGCCGGCAAACCAATAAAATTTATTGCGCGGCGAAGTCTTTTTTAAGGATTTAACTAATGATTGTATTTCTTTATCTTTTTGTGCAATAAACAAATCATACTCCTGTGTTAGTGCTTTATGTTCTATCTTCAGGGTCTCAAGCTCAAGCTTGTGACGCTCTTGTTCTTTTTTTAATTCATAATCAATCTTTATGTCACAAGCATATGCTGCAATTTCGTAGCTCGATAAAATTGTAGAAATTGCCTTCCCATCAAACAAAACCCCCTCAAAGGGAGCGGGCTTTTTATATTCCAATATTGTAAATTTTGCTGGCTCTGTTGCATTGGCGCTCAGAGTTGATATCAATAACAGTTTAAGGAACATATTGAATCCCGAAAGTCGTTTCTATGTCTTTAATCAACTGTTCTCTGTCGTGATTAAACTTATTGGCATATTCACCTTTTTTATCCTCTCTTAGTTGATTAATCATCTTAAGAGCGTCTTCGTAATCCTCTTCAATCGCCGCCATGGACTCCATATAGCTTTCCATTAGCAGCCGCTTCTCTTCTATTTCTTGCTTGTGGATTTCTTTTAGGCCTTCAATTTGAGCCTCGTTGGATTCAATCATGGTCGTATAGGCAGACTGCATAAGGTGATAGTCGTATCGAGTTTTCAACACAATAACAGCGGCCAATAACACTATTGCTATTACTTTCCAATTCTTAAGAGCAAATTGCAAAACTTGTTTCTTAATCATTGTGCCCCCGCAATCTAGCGATACCATCAATAATTGTTTGGCCTCCGATGTAGATTGCTGAAATAATCACCCAGTCTTCACTGGTGACATGCCCTGTGAATGTAAGGGCTGTTGCTGTTGACCACACTAATAGCTTGCGAGATGTTAACTTAGCAAGCCATGTGTCGACAAATGCTTTTGTTTGTGCCATCATTTTTTACCTCTTTTCTTCTTTGATATCTCCACTGCTGCAAGTTGTGCTTGGGCGTCTTTCTTTGGCTTCGGCTTCTTGGATAGCTCACGGCCACTCTTTGACGTTGCCTTATATCCGCCTTTGACTTTCTTGATCTTTTCTTCAAGAGCCTCTTCCCACTCTTCGTGCTCTTGATCCTCATGCGCTTCCTTGCAAGACTGGCCGGCATGCTTTTTGCCTTTTTCTTTGGCTATCACAACTTCAATCTCTTCTTTGATAATCTGCTTAAGTTGTCTGTGGTTAATCTTCATTTTCTACTATACTTTCCTGAGCAGTCCCATTTCTGGCGTGATAGACACAGGGGCGTGCCTCTGTCTTTGCCGGAACAGTCTTTACCGTGAGACTTCATGTCGCCGTACGATCTGGCGCAATATGCATCACCCTTAGAAGTACCGGGCTGCACTCTGTCGCCACCGCCCTTTGCCTTTCCTTTTTGACCATAGGAAACACACTTGCCGTCTACTCTCTTGGCAGAGGCTTTGCCTTTGGTTGGCTTACACGCTTTCTTTTTTTCATCTAAAACGGCTTCAATCTCTTCGTCGATTATATCATAAAGGTCTTGTTCTTCTTTAGTAATTTTTTTCCATGCCTTTTTGGTTGGTCGATCTTCCGCACAATCGCCTGTTTTTGGCTTTCCTTTGCATCTTTTTTGTTTTGCGCGCATGTTATCAAAGAAGTTGCTTTCTTCGAGTTCTTCGCGGATAATCTGCTTAAGTTGTTGTTTTGTAATCTTCATGTTCTCGGATCTCTAATGTTTAAAACTTGAACGAGCATTCTAGTGTCGTATTCTGATCGGTCTCCGCCATGATCCAAATTATATTTTGGCACCTTACCGAGATTAAGAACCAAATATCCAGCATCACTATCTACTATTTGAAGTATATCGCCTTGGTTGATCGCGGCGCCTTCGTCGTCGGTAAGGTTTTCATTAATTACTTCAGATTGAGATTCAGGCAGTCCGGACTTAAACTCGTCTGAGTAAGTGCATTTCTGTTGATCTGCATGCCATGTGCCACCTTTCATTTGACAAGACATTTCGGTATCGTACTCTTGAAGAATATTTTCTACCTCTTCCTTGATAATTTGTTTAAGTTGTTGTTTTGTAATCTTCATGTTGCTGCTTCTTCCATATGACCTTTGATTCGTGCGCCTGAAGCTCTTTCGCTATTCATTATAGCAATTTTAAGATCACGGCGTTGTTTCATAAGCTCATCAACCTCTGGTGTTGATTCAAAATCGGCATCAGGATCTGTTACGTCAATCCCCAAGCCGCCTAAAGCTACGGCCACATCACCGTCAAGTCTGTATAAATCTCTTGACGACATTTGCGACAAATCAACACCGCTGAATTTTGCGCTTATGTTTCTAGATTCGTTGATAGCATCAGTCTTCTCGTCCATAAAATAACGAGGATCAAATCTTCTTGTGTTTTTACGTCTAGCCATTATAATCTCCTATGTTGCTAATCCATTCATGCTTAGTTTAAATCTTCTCCAAGTGCGCTTGGATCCCAGCCTAAGTTAGTTGCTGGTTTGTTTTTCTTTCGATTATCTGCTTCTTCCCATTGTCGTGCAAGTTCTTGGAACCCCTGATCTTGTTCTATTTTTTTAACAAGTTCAGCTGCGATTCTTCTCTTTTCTTCATCAGACTTTGTATCTTCAATTACTTCTTCGGGGGTTGAGTCATCACCACTCAAACCAGCGGCGACCAGTGCACCGCCTATCAGGAAGCCTGCACCGAAGCCTTCACTCATCATTTGTTCAAGTTCTTCTTTAATAATCTGCTTAAGTTGTGATTTTGTAATCTTCATGTCGCTAATCCTTTCATACGACGATTCGATTGGGCGCCTGATTGAATCCATGCGTCTAACTCTTCTCCCATATCCAATACAGCGGCTCGGCTTTTATCTTTGGCGTAGAACGTGTTC